GTAACCAAGAAATTCCGCATGAGTAACCAAGAAATTCCGCATGAGTAACCAAGAAATTCCGCATGAGTAACCAAGAAATTCCATAAAATATAAAAAGGTAACAATTTTATATTTACAATGGTAACTTATGGTGCTATAATAAACATAAAAGTAGAGAAAGAGAGGTTTTACACATGGCTAGAAAAAAGATTGGGCCAATAACCAGTTTAGGAAATGAAGACAAGCTTACTGTTCAAAAAAGTTTACCGCTGTTTTCCTTGTGGCGTTCCGAGCTATCGCTTGCAGAATTTAAAATACTCGATACATACCTATCGCGCATAGATAGTCACAAGCCAGACAGGAGAACAGTTGTTTTCGAGAAAGGCGAACTTGAAAAGATTCTAGGAGTAAAAAAAATCAACAATCAAGACCTCAAGGCAAGATTAAAGCATCTTATGGGAAATGTAATAGAAGTGCAAGATGATAGTGAAAAACAAGGTTTTAGATTGGTGACGTTATTTGAAGAAGCAACGGCAGAACAAGATGATTACGGTCTGTGGCAAGTAAAGCTAGAGTGTTCTCAAAAAGCAATGAAGTATTTTTTTAATATTGAAAACCTCGGATATCTTCGGTATAAGCTGCGCTGCATAACATTACTCACAAGCCGTTATACGTATATCATGTTTACGTATCTTGAGCAAAACCGTTTTCGAAAAAATTGGGAAGTGCAGCTTGATGAATTAAGGCAAATACTTGATTGTGATAAAGAGGAACTGTATAAAGAATACAAGTTTTTCAATCAAAAGATATTGAAACGTGTTCAGAAAGAAATGGATGAAAAAACTGAATGTCGGTATACATATGAACCCATTAAGAAAGGGCGAACGGTAGTTGGTATAAGATTTGAAGTCGAAACATTACCTATATTGGAAGTGCAAGTTCCAGAAGCGCCAGTGCCGAAGGAAGATACACTAGATCGTCCGCTCTGGGAAAGTGCATTGGATGAATGGAAACTATCACAGGCACAGCTAGAAGAGATACAGACGCTACTCGTAACAGTACCAGTTCATAAGCTGCCAAGTTGCCAGGAGGAAGATCTGGAAAAGGCTTACTACCAGTATATGGCACAGAAGGCAGCAGAGATTAAGCGTAGGAATGAACAGAAACCGATTCGTAGTCGATTTTTGTATTTGCGAAAGCTTATACAAGGAGATGTATCATCGAAAGCAAAACAATCATCACAGGTAACTGCTAAAGGTACTCAAGTATTCCAGAACTTTACAGAACGCCAAGATAACAACTATACAGACAAAATTATGGACAAGTTAAAAAGCGATTTAAAGGAATTTCAGGAAAATCAAAATTGCTAAAACATCAATAGCAGGAGAATTTGCTTCCCCTGCTATTTTTTATTGGCTCAGGTATTCACTCCCAAACTTTTTCTCAAATTCGTTTAATGCTTCTTTATGGAGCTTAAAGACATGTCGTTGTGTAAAATGTAACTCATCTACTATTTCGCACCATTGTTGCTGTGCAACGTAACGTTTAAACAGTATATTATAATGCTTGAACTCAAGCTGCTCCATTTGAGCAATGATTTTAGTTTTTAGATCCACAAAAGAATCAATCATTGAATCAATTTCGCGTTCCATATCTACCAACTTACAAATCGTAGATGCAGTCTTGTCTGTGGCATGTCCAGTTTGCACATTGACATCTTTTACACAACTCGGAACTGAACAAAGCATATTTTTTAACTGTGTTTTTTCATAGATCTTGTTCGATATTTTAAGATCAAGTACGCTAATTTGCGAAAGATAGTGTTTTGTATCCATACATGTCTCCAATCTTAATAAATGCTGTTAATGATTCTTGTTGGTCTTGGTTTTCTGCGCTGTATGCGTAATGCGAAGTTTGCAAATGTATCTGGTACATCATCAAGCTGCTTTTTTCCGGTTGCCGAGTATTGGGCCAAAAGTGACATCATAATTCCATATGGTTCACGTGGCTTGTACATTTCCATATCCTTAAAAACGATATTTTGCAGTATCCAATTCGAACATTGAAAAATTCGGGCTTCTTTGTTCGATTCAGTCATAGGATGGCTTATATTACAAATCCATCCTTTTTCTAAAACTCTTTTGGCAACTTCGTTGGCAACTCGGTCACCACCATTGTTTCCTTCAAATTCACAATCCATAACTTTGTTGTTGACTAAAATGTTAGCAGAATTTTCATACTGTGCCTCATAGTCTGTAGAATTACTGCATATACAATCTATGCAATAATAGAGGTTGCCATATTTTAAAAATACTGGAAGAACAAAAAAATCAGTTCCACTAGACTTTGTATCACATTGCGCAGTAATCAATTCTGGAGTTCCCTTAGGAAGTTCTTTATAGCGTTGAATTTTTTCTCCAGGAAATAATAGTCCTTCTCTTTCAATTGGTTCTTGCATAAAAAGACACTTGTACGAGATTTCGTCCATTGTCAGCTCTTGATCTGCAAAGAACTCTTTCGTGAATCCACCGACTGCATAATTGAAATTGCTCTCACCAGTAATGGGATCAACTGCAGGTACAGATATAATTTTTGTGCGAGGGTCATCTTGATAAAGAATTATTACTCGACCAATTACGTCTTGGTTTGACCATCTAGTAGCCTGCATAATTTCTTTACATGATTTTCCATCACTATCTACAGTTTTGCGCTGCTTTGCATCTACAGAATAAAAACGCCATATTTTATCAAGATAGTTTTTATTTAACGCCTGTTCGCTGTTACCAATTAAGTCGTCTGATAGCAAGTATTTGTTTGCTCGCACCTTACCTGAACTGTTTGCACCAATTGATGTTGTTTGTAGCGATGGGAATGGTTTGTAGCTTCCCACGTTAAACTGTTGCATTAATGCATTTGTTGATGTAATTTTTAAACCTGGGAAGATTTCGTTCCACGCATATTCAATAGTATCGTCTATCATCTGATAAACACCATCATAATACATTCGTGTAATATCGCCAGAATGAGAGCAAAATAAACTATAATCTTCTGGGAACCACCCTATAATCGCTGAATGAAAGAATTTTAAAAGGGTGGTTTTTCCAGTACCAGGGGGCAGAGAAATACACAGTCTATCATAACGATCATCCAACATTCCTTGGTAAGCTTCGATAAGCTTAAATTTTTCAAACTGTTTAATTTTCGGCTTATAAAACATGTTCCTAGGATCACGTTTACGCTCCAAAAACAGTAAATAGTCATTGAATATTCTTGCTCTCGCACCATTCAGATAGGTCTGCCAATACAGTTTGTCCCACTCGTCACCCTCTACTTTTCTGTTACGATTGCAGTACCATCGGACATAGCTATTTACATGGTCGCCATACCCTCTGTACGCATCGAGGTTCTTAAAATCATGATTTGGTATAAACTCGTTGGCATCAAGCAGAATCAGTCTTGCTCCGCCACATAAGGTGTTGAGTTGACTGTATGTAGGCTGCATGATGATCTGGCGCTGTATATTCTCCACACGTTCTTTGTGCTGTCTTAACTCTAACAAAAAAGAGGCTCCTCCTTTCCTAACATTTAAAGAAGAGCCTCCATTTTGGCTGTTACATAATCACCATTTTGATTATGCCGTTTTAATTATTTTCTTACTATGTCTTCTTTGTTTACCCAACCGTAGACGTTATCGCCTATGATGTGATACTGATGCTTGCCACTCTCACAAATACCTGTTACAGTTGCAACCTCTGGAACTGCAGTGATTGGCCTGTCGGACCATGCCGACATATACTGTTTATTGCCCGTGAATTGGACTTTATCGCCTAAGTTTATAACTTGTGCGTTGGTATTTGGAGAATAGCTGTAATAGCCACTTCCTGCCTTTGTAAAGGCATATCCGCAAGCCTCTCCAGGCCATACAATCTTATACCAACCAGAAGCGGTGATTTCAAGGACTTCTACAGCTACAGAAGTCTTGATTGTATCAAGCTTCTTTGCAGATGTATCTGCTCCTGTGCGGATGTTCATAGGTGTGAGCGCAACTGCTGTTCCAATGCCCTTGCCACAAAGGCTTGTATTGCCTTCTGTGCTGTTCTGAGATGGTTGGCTACCAGATTGTCCAGCCTTTGCACCATTGTCAAGGACAACTACTGTGTGACCTTGTGTGCAGGTACAAAGAATATCTCCTCTCAATAGGTAATCTGAGGACTTGGTATGCTTTGCATCTGTCAAGATATCAAACAGTTTTGTTTTGTTCAAAATTTTAACTTCTATTAGAGTTGAAAACCACTCAATCTCCCTCTGTGCTGCAAACGCAACACACGTGCGAACAAGGCTACTGCAATCCGTATTTGCAGTAACATTTACCTTCGAGCAATCCCATCCATACTGTTTTGATTTATCGTACAGCTCCCATGATCCGTCCTGATTGTAACCAATCAAATTGTTGGCACACGCTGCTTCCATGCAGATTGCAATACGCTCACGGATATTTGCGTCCTTCGCGCGGATTATAACCCACCCCTTATCGTGCAGATACCATGGCTCAATCGCCACCTCAAGTCCTGTCTGGTCGCCGGCCTGTCCGCCCATCACTTTTCCATTCTCATCAATTCTTGCTGATCCTACTCTAACCATTTAATTTCCTCCGTGCTGATTCCATATTCTTTCATATTCATCTACCCATTGTTGAGCAGAGTAACAGCGATGTTTCTTTATTTCTTCTCGGACATCGCTCCACATCACAAAATAAGTATTTATTATAGACTTTCGAACATAACAACTGTATACTTGGCTAAGATGATATATATGTTGGTTACCAACAAATGCCTCAGTATTATCAAAGCGGCTTCTTTCATCAGTCAAGCTTCTGTCGTACATTTCTGTAAGCCCCATATATAAACATGCTAGTTTGTAATAGTCCGACTTCTCTGATTCTATTCCTGGTGGAAAATATCGAAATTGAATTTTTTCAGCAGGTAACTTTTGTATACCATCGGCTAAGTTGCTTTGTGGAGCACAATATTTTAGATTCTCCATTTTCCTCCCATCATTTTTATTCAATATACCAATCTTCCGCTAAAAGATCTTCCACGCTTGGGAGATACATTGCAAGTGAACCATCAATATAACGCATCTGAAGATATGGATCGCAGTTAAGAAGCCCTTCTCCGTTATCAACTTCTAAATACGCATCCACTGTACCTTTATCACAGGGATGGCCGGCTGGCAAACCTTTGCGATATAAAACAAAACGTCCGCTTCCATACCAACACATTCGGGCGACTTTATAACCTTGCTTTAGTAAATCTAGCGCTTTGCTAAATGTGAATAATTGTTTTCCGTTAGCTGTTTGCGATTCACTAGAATTATTTGCAATTTCCCAGTCTTCTGCAAGTACTCCCATAAAAATATAAGTCATATCAGCAGTGTCAGGAATGTTAAAAAGTTCTTCAAGTTTTCCTGAATCGTGTTTCGCTATTAAGGTTTTCTTTGATTTGTCGTAGTACCAGACTTCATTCCATTTCTTTCTTTTCATTGGAATGCCTTTTTTCATATTGGAAAATGCAGCTCTGAAATCCATAGTGCTTAATCCTCCTCGTATATGATATCTAGCCCATATGCCGAAGCAGCATTATGATCGAGCCAACAACCAACCGCGTTTTTCCATCCTTTACAAAAGTAAATTGCGTTAGAACGGGTTATGCGAATAAAAAGCTCAGCAACAAAATATTCAGGAACAGTGACTACGCTGCTTTGCTCAAGAGAAGCCTTGGAGTTGTACCATTCTTCTAAAAAAGGAACATCTATAGGTTCATACCCCATTTCTTTTAAAGCTTGAACAGCTTTTTCTCTTGTGGCTTTAATTTCTTCAATGGTTTTCCCACAAATTGGCTGCGAAATCATAGCCATCTTAGCTCTGCTGTTAAGGCTCTTACTGTTCAAACGCCAAACAATCCAATCATCGGATGCAATGTTTGAAAAAGTATAATCTGGATTAGCTGTTTTTCTAATGTCAAACTCCTCACCATCTTTTGTGTGGATGATGATGGTTTGCTTTTCTTTGGACCAGTACCAATAGCCTGCCCATGACGGAAGCTTTATCAGTGCACCCTGTTTCATCAATCCAAATGCTTCTGAAAATTTCATGCGTACTCCTCCTTTAAACTATTAAGGCTATAATTGTTGTTGCCAAGAATACAATAGTTGTAAGCATAAGCATTTTTTGGTTGCGTTTTAGGCTATAAAGAGTGTTGAATGCATCGGCAACGATCATTTGCTCACTGGAATACCGGGCTGTATAATTGCTGCCGAGTAGTTCTTTTAAAAAATCATCTTGTATGCGACTCAGGCGTTCAAAACGCTTTCGATAATTTCTAAGTTCCCATCTAAGATCTATTTCTGTATAAGTACTCCATTTATCGCTTTGAATGGCTTCGCAAAACTTTTTGTATCCTTTGTATTCTTCGCTATTTCGAATTACATGAGAAGAACAATTCAGAAATTCTTTTGCTTCTTCTAGGCACAGATACTCCTCTCCTGTCCATATCATTACATTTAGACCATTTTTTGAAGCTTTTAAGGCGTCTTCGTATGTCATAAAAGATTTTTCTCCTTTCCTAATGTTTGGCGACAGTTTTCTAAGTTTTCCGCACTTTAGCACGGCAAAATTCATTTCCAAACTCTTGTTATGATTCTTACGTGTGTTTACTGTGTAAACGTAAAGTTTACTCGTGATGAGTTGCCTTAAATCCCCATTCTGGCAAGAAATTGATCTCATAATGGTACTTGTCTACCTCCGAACCAGAGATATCCTCGACAACGTACATGGTGTAGTCATTCAGATATACATAATCTTTCTGGTATTTGCCTTCGGCAGTCTCAATAATGACTTCGAGTTCATTTGATGAATTGTTCTTTAATGCAAATGTTCCAGTCAGCTCCAGAAGAACCGTGTCGGTTCTTGCGTTCAGAACAGTAAGCTTCCTAGTCACGTTGAAGTTGTCTGCCTGCTTAGAGATATTAGAACTTACCTGATCAGCTTCAGTACAGCCAATGGCTGCACCAGAAAGCATCACTGCGGTTGCAAGGGTAACAATTAGTCTTTTTAATTTCATTGTCCATGTCCTCCATTGGTTGATTCGTTAAATCTTTTTACGCCATTTAAAAAAATATCAGGATCTTTTTCAAAACAAATGTAATGGCGACCAGTATTCACAGCTGCTATTGCTGCTGTCATGCTTCCAGCACAGATATCAAGTACTGTGTCGTTTGGGTTGCTATATGTCTTAATCAATTCTTCAATTAGTTTAACTGGCTTTTGTGTCTGATGATATCCGTTTTCATTTGAAAATCTCCACACAGATCTTGGATATCTTTGTGTGCTTTCATAGTCAGTTGGCGTATAGTTTCCGTAGCATTTTGATGTTGCTTTCTGAGTTTTTCGAACCCGTTTAACAGGCATACCGTTTTTCATTTGCGGATTGTATGTTGGCAAACACTTATAGAACACGCAAATATCTTCATGCGCTCTAAGTGGCATACGGTTCGCGTTGAGAAATCCAGATGCATTTGCTTTTTCATAAATCAAATTATAGTGCCACATTTTGCAATTGCTTTTCATCAAGTCTGCCGTGAACATACCAGATGCAAAGAGGATAATTGCACCATTGTCTTTGATTATGCGGTTAATGCCCCCCCCATAAGTCATCAAACGGAATCGGAGTATCCCATTTATTTCTTGTAATCCCGTATGGAAGATCTGTGCAAACCATGTCAATCGACTTGTCAGGTATACTTTTCATTCCATCTCTGCAGTCAATGTTAATCATGACATCAATCATCGGTATACAACCTTCTTGCTAACCTCGGCAACGCTGATTCCGGCTGCAGTTCGCCGTACCTCAACGTCTTTACCTTTTTTGAGTGCCGCCGCTATAAGGGCGGCTTGTTCCACAACTTTCGTTTGCAAATCATCTTTAATCAACTAGTCCTGCCTCCTTCCACGCCTTATACAGCTTCTCACCATTCCATGCAATCCAATCAACCATTTCTTCATTCATTGCCCATGCACCAGAAGTAACTAATGAGCTAATTGCAAGTCCCGATTCAATGAGAAACGCATGGACAATTTCGTGCTGTAAAATATGTTTTACAAGTTCTTCTGGCGATGTCGCCACTGAATCATGTTCTGGATCTGTATTAGGGTCTACATAGTAAATCTTCTTGCCGTAAGCGTCGCACCATCCGTCCGCGATATTGCATTGCTTATACTGGTCACGGCTTACTTTTACAATTTGGTATTCCTGTCCCATTACATTTACTTTATTTGCAATCATCATATTGTTATCTCCGTTCTACAATTCAATCGAACACATTCCGATACACTGTGGTGTGTCAAAAATCTTTTCTCGCATTCGCCTAGTACAGACATATCTGCCTTCCTTCCAGTTAATGCGCTCATCTTTTCCTTCATCACACGTTATGGTTAAATCTCCAATATCAAATGGATTTCCATATGCTTTCCAGTCTTCGACAATGTAGCGGAACATATCTTCGACAGAATCAAAGATTCTCATTTCTGCCATTGCGTCGCATAATGCTCCTCTGTGTGGTCTATATTTCACCATGAATCAGCCCTCCTCAAAAGCATAATCTTTGATTTTTCTGTCAACGAATCGAATCTGGCTCGGATTTACCTCACCCATCGTGCCGTCCTCATACTCTACAAGCCCAAATATCATGCTCATTTGTCCCTCTGGACAACCGCCAGCATACACATCTGCTGCAACAGGCTTTGCAAAATTTTCCCACATATGGAATAACGCTTTCTTTTCTTCGCCATTTTGAGTTACAATACATGGGCGAACCCCAAAGTTGATTTCTATGTTCTGCATTTGCACCTCCTAGTGTACGTGTATACTTGTATCAACGTACATATATAGCTAGCATAATGTACGTGTATATAGCTAGCAAATGTGCGTTGGCAAGTTAGAACAAGTGTTTATAGAACAGCATTTCTCGAATGCTGCCAGACATGTAGTGTGATAAACTCTTTACAATCACTCCATGTTTGCTGCCGTAGTCAGTTTTTAGATATTCTTCAATCAGAACCTTATTGCTTTGAAGGTCATCATAGTCATCTTTTAAAGATTCTGGTGACTTGATATAGCTTCTTACAACTCGTTTAAGGCTCTCGTCTGATAGATTCTTAGTGTCAAAGCCTGTAGATGCTTTATATTGGTGGTTAAACTCAAAAATAATAGCAGTCAGGCTGTTATATTCCTTGTCAACCCAGTCATTTTCCTGTTGCTCTGTGGTAAAGATGTTTTTAGGATTGTTTGAATACAGTCTGTGAAGCTCATCTTTAAGAACTGACTCCTTAGATTTGATAAAATCATCTGGATCAACAGTAGGTTCTTTCTTTTGTGGCTTGCCACCTGAGTTTTGAGCACTTTTAGTGCGCGAAACCATGTATTTATCTCTATTGTCAACTTTAGTTGATAATAGAGCATGTTCTTTATCTGTATCACTTAAACTACTGTTATACTTAATATCTATTGTATTACTTATCTGTGGACTTTTTTCAACCCCACCCTGTTGATTTTTCTCCATACCCCCACATGGATTTTTTTCCATGTTAGAAGAAATAGATTTTTCATTGACAAAAGAATCAAAAAATTTCTGAGTGAGGATAATAATTCGCTTGTCGATTTCTTTAGTGTTTTCTTTGTATTCAAAGATTCTTTCAATCAATCCCAGTTGTTCAAATTTTAAAAGCATCTTTTGGATACTATTTTCTTTTAAGCCAATGAAGTTGGCAAAATGCTTGTTAGAAGCAAAACAGCCTTTGTCTTTTTGAGTAAGGCTGTATATCTCAATTAACAAGAATTTCTCTCTAGGACTTAAATCCGGTGATAAATAAAGACGTTCTGGAATCCAGATTCCTTTAAAATCTCTGCCCTCCGATATTACTATTTCTTTTTTTGCCTTCTCTGACATCTGTTTTACCTCCTGTGCGATAATGTATTCCTGTGATTACAAATCAGTTGCCAGGCAGTCACAGGTTCTGCTTTTCGGGAGCTACCCTAGGCAACTGGAGCGCCGCGAGAAGGATTCGAACCCTCAGTCCTTTTACAGATCACTAGTTTTCAAAACTAGCCCAGTACCATTGTGGCATCGCGGCAAAAGTGGGTAGAGTAGGACTCGAACCTACATATCCGAAGATGACAGATTTACAGTCTGCTGCAATACCAATTCTGCGCATCTACCCAAATACCGCCTATACGGTTGCGGCTGACTTGTCCGCAGGTTGATTCTCACGGGGAGTTGCAGTTGCTACTTTGTGGGAAAAGAGAAAGGGATTTCACAAGAGAAAGAAAAAACCACATTGTTTACAAACTGCATATGGACCCTCTGGGACTCGAACCCAGACCCGGCTGCTTATGAGGCAGCTGCCCTAACCTATTGAGCTAAAGGTCCGTATGTGCCATATGGGAATCGAACCCACGACACCTTGATTAAAAGTCAAGTGCTCTTCCAGCTGAGCTAATGGCACAACAGGGCTAGTTGGAATCGAACCAACAGTGCAGGAATCAAAATCCTGTGCCTTACCATTTGGCGATAACCCTAGCGTGATCTTATCCTCACAAACCACTGGCTGTCAAGACAAGATTCATGATAAAGAACGTAGAAAGTACTACAGCACTGGCAAGTCGTTCTCTGGATCTTTTCTCATTAAGCCATCCTATAATGCTAGTCAGCATAAAGATGTTGAAAAGAGATGCCAGAACACGGAGAATAAGAACAAACATTAAATATCCCCTTCCTTTCTATGGAGTGAATTTTCAGCTTTGAAGCCATCAGGATAGCGTTCCCAAAGTTTCTTGTTGTTTTTGATTGCAATATTCTCAAGAGTGGTATCAAGTGCCTCAGCAGTAAGTGCCAGATAATACAGCACGTCGCCACATTCCTTGATAAGATGCTCTCTATCAAATGGATGCCCCTGAAAAATCTGCTTTTTAAGAAGATCAACAAGCTCACCTGCTTCACCTGCAGTACCGAGGATACCATTCATAAGCATGTTTTCCTTTGTTGCTTTCGTTACGTCTGATGCGGTTCTCATTACACCGCGCTGATATTCATTAAATGTCATTTCGTTTCCTTTCCAGTGATAAGATCACTATACGGCAATGTTTCAATCCAGTCGCAAAAATCTCGCCATTCGTCCAGTTTATGGTTACGGCGTGCTTTATAGATGTTTGCAAGGACTTCGTAGTTAAGCGTTACATTTCTGGTCTGGTTATAAGAATCAGGCAGCAGTTGAATTAGTTGCCACCAATACTTCTTTTCCTTGGTAGCAAGGTATTTTTGCCTGTAAAAATTAAGTATACGGATTGTCTGATTCAACAGGCCAATTGGCGAATGCTCTGCCCCGTGAAATATTGGGAAATCAGATTCGCTGCTTTCAAAGTCAATAAGATGCTCTGCTGAGAAATCATCTAATGTAAATTCTTTGGCATCAATTCGATGCATGGTGCTGCAGCTATTCTTTGAAGTACCTACAGAGTACGTGTCTGCTTCTTTCCACCAATAAAGTGGTGCTGTAATTCTGATGCATACCGGAAGCATACGCATAAATTTGCGATGATCGGAGCCATATGAAGATAGACGTTGCATAAGTGCCATATCTTCTTTACCGACTATAAATTGTGGAGACCATGTACATTTATCTGGTTGGATACTATCGCAGGTATCACAATCACGTTCTTCACCGAGGTGAAGACAGCCCCAATGGCTATCACTTTTAAGCCATGAATTGAAGGAGTTTCGAAGACCTTCAATAGCAAATTCTATTTGTTCTGGGCTTGGTAATACAGCATGTTCTAATTTAATCATTACTCTTTTTCTCCTCAATGTGCCATTGAACCAAAATGTTTCATAGGATAATTATGTTCATGCTTCTGTGTGAATGTCTTAATAAGACATTCACAATCATCGTGCAAGAACTCGCAATGGTTTAATCATGATTACCTACCGCATAGAATCGCTCTTTTTCGTCTTGAATAAAAGCGTACAAAATTTCTTCAAAAAAGACATATTTAAAAAACTCTTGTAGATGGTAAGTGTCATATTTTTCCAGTAGGGAACAATCAAATCTATAATTGTAATCTTTTGTAGTGCCATCGAATAATGTTTTGGTAAAAGAAGCAACTATCCAGTTATTGCACGGTTTATCAAAACAAACATGAATCCCAAAAAGCTTGCCTATCAGGATTAGTGACGAAAAGTTTATCTCTTTCACAAGCACTTTTTTATTCTGACTCATTCCGCGTATCCTCCTAAATTTCGGTTAATCACCTTGTCAACCTCGACAGACTTAACGACAAAGTGTTCATTGATTTCTTTTTCAATTTCAGAATCACTCATTCCATCGTAGTATCTAGCATGGTCGCGATATTCATTTATGGTTTTACTATATTTAGCTTTTGTTTGCTCAATAGCGGCTTTTACTTTATCTTTGGACTGAAAGACACCAATCAAGTTGAGCAAAGAACCATAGGAATCAAAATAGGAATCAAAAGTTAAAACGAAAACTTTCATAAGACCCCCCTAGCTTCGCTTTGAGGCAAAATCTTTAAGTGTTCCAAGAAGTGCCTCTTTTGATCCAAATTCTGGAAGCTCCAAGATTAAAGCAGCTCTGCAAAAGCTGATTGTAGCATCAAGCCCTAAAATAAGCTCTAATTGCTCTAGCTGTTCTTTACCTATAGTATTTGCCGCTGAATGAGCTGAAATTGATTGTGGGGCATTCTGTGGCTTTACAGCGGTATTTTGAGAACTTGACTTAGCAGCCATTACATCATTCTGCTGCTTAGCTTTAACCATAAAGTCCAAAATGTACTGACAAAGCTCTTGACGTTCTTTACATGCTTTTATTTTATTTGCATCTGGATTAGGCACAGCCGAGAAATCGTTGATCTGCTTTTGATATCCAGAAATAACACCTTGTAACCATGTTGTTGCATTCTCAAATTTTGTTGCCATTACTCCTCCTATTCATCCAAAGGGGATATTGCTTTAACAAACTCGCGAGGAAAGAAAGCTTTTAAGCTAGAAGTGCAAGATACGTAAAACAATTCTTCGTTGGTTAGATAGCCATAGCATCCGTCTTGTGGATTACAATAAGCTTCTATTGTTTCGCTTGTGCCGTCAATAAATTTAACTAAAACTAACTTTGTGTCATTCATTGCTTATTCCTCTGGCATGTAGTAGATATCTGGTGAGAAGCTAGAAGCGGAAATATTTAATTCCTCAAATACCTCGGCTGCTCTGGCTGGAGTCTTATACTCTGCAAGTACCATGTCTTGGTTTGCAGTCCTTGCAAAGATAGTTTCATCACGTCTCAACAAAGCAACGTTATAAAACTCAACAGATTTGGTTTTACACTGTGAAATGATTCTCATTAGATAACCTCCTGTTCTTGTGTTCTATCTGGCATGTAACCATTTGGGTAACGTTTATTCGTTCACGATTGATTCCGTGTCCTTCACGGCACAACTGGCAAACCAGTATGTCACCGCAATGCTGACATTCATCGGTTATTTCCTTGGTTGATATTTTCATTAGTCTGGAACCTGCATCAGAAGTCTAAAGGTGTTTTTGCCTTTCACTGTCACGAGGGTTCGAGTCCCGGTAAAGTGGTTATATGGATTTTTAAAATCTTTCATCTGGAACAATCCTTGCTTACGGTATGTCTCGTAAGGTTTTAAAATGCCCTTGGAATCTTTGTAAATATAACCCTTAGCAATTAACCATCCAGTAAATTCTGTTTGACTATACCCTAATTCTTTAGCTGTATCTCGGAAGTTTGTAAGAAGATTGCTGTTTACCAGAGAATCAAAATACTCAGCCTTTGGTGCTTGCTCCTGAACAGTTTCGATGAGCTTCTGCTTTTCTTCTTGTTCTTCAATCCAGCGCTTTGCTCTTTCAATTGGGTCTTCGATCATGTAGGAATCGGGTTTGCACTCGTTAATACTGTAAGAACCAGTTTTGCGGATTGAAGGAAGAACATCTTTAGTTACCCATCGTCTAAAGTCACGTGCTTTGTCTTTACGGCTTTCCAAAATTACATCATATAAGCCATCTTCATTGACAAATAACATATCTTGTTTTCTTCCAATCGAGTCGGAGATGGGGTATTTTGAAACTACCTCATCTGAAAGCCTTTGATTGACAACCTTTGCTGTAAGCTCTAACGCCTTGCATAAGTCAGTCAGGCAAAACCATGCTTCACCATTAACTATTTGTGTTCTGATATCTCCAAATTCTGGATTATTAAAGATTGCTATATTATTCATATAAACACCTACCTTCCTGGTATGCCTTGGCATTATGGCAAAGAAACTGTCAAGGCTCACAGCTTTCGGGTCGCGATTCCCTATCTTTGCCATATGTGTAGTTACGAGTTAAAAGGGGCTTTTTATTTTGGAAAAATATTTTGGGGACTAAGTAGACCCATGCCGGGGGCACGCTCTCAGACCCCTACACCCCTTTTCGTGTGATCATCTGGCAGCTGTGTAGCTGGTCGCGGCTCCTGATCCTATGGCGGCAAAACCTAAATTGTGCGTATTTGTATATACAAAAGCAACAGTGTTTTGCCGCCCTAGTCTGAGTATACGCACCATTAGCCGTTAAAAGTTCGTAAAACAAATATTATACGAACTCAATACCATCCGAGAGATTAACACAGATCAAGAAATCTTGACTAATCTTAATTTAAATCGTCAGACAATTTGAAATCTGATAGTTTCGGGGCTTCTGGCTCTGCATCAATGACTTTTTCCCACTCTTCCGCGGTTATCTGCTTGGCTTCTGGTGCTGCCTCAGCTGATAACCGGAACTCCGATGCGTTGACGTAATCAGAATTATTAGTAAGATCAAAAATTGCAAGCACTGGTGGCATTTTGCCAGTAAATGCAAGCTGCTTCTTGCAAGCTGTTATAACGCCTTTTACCGCGTCTATAGTAGACTTCCAATCACTGCCACGCTTTTCATAGCCCGTGATCATGTGCCGCGTAACTCCCAAAAATGCCGCCCAGGACTCTATATCAGGCACTAGGCGCAGCTTTCCGCCTTCCGTTGGGGTTTTGTTTACGTTCCGGACAAATGTCAGATACTCTTCTGAGTCGTGTTTGAAACTTTTTAGCCCTTCGGGAGAGTTGCTATACATGGGCTGTGAGCCTTTTTCACGTGCCCTGGCTAGCCCCTGCAGAGATACGTCAAGGATAGCGTCCAGTTCGTCTCCGTCCATGGTTTCTGCAATATCCCTATAGCTCGGCATTCGTTTTCCTCCTCTTGGCATTCTGTAGCCCTCCTTTCCCTGCATTTCTTTTTGTCGTGCGTATATGTGGCTATATCTTAGCCTTTCCCCTTCAAACGTCTTCTAGCCGCCTTCTGTGCCCTTCTAGCGCCCTTCTGTGTGCACTCATTGTGTCCAGCTCTCACATGTGTCCGTCCTGGCTGTCTGTCCTGACTGTGTGCCGTCCTCATCTGCCGCCTGTCTGTGTATCTCTCGTCTGTTGGCTGTCTCTGGCTTGATCATCTGTCAGCTGTCAACTGTCAGCTCCTGCACTCTGTATCTGTATATACTTAGATGCACTATACACATACCTACTTACTAGATATCTATATACAGTACATACAGATATACTATACATATACCTTGTACATACTGTATCTATACATACTCACCTTATATATACTGTACATATATACCTTATACAGACATACTTAATATATATTATCAGACAATACATTATATGTACTCTATATACACTGTACATATACAGATATTATATACATATACACCATATAATTATAAATATAATATAAATACACTGATAATATATTAAATATACCGATAATATATTAAATATACCGATAATATATTAAATATATATACCATATACATATACAGTAAATATATATACTGTATATATTATATATAAGGAAGCGACACGGAAAAGCTGTAGGCCTGGGGAAAAGAAAAAGCCCACGACCAGAAAAAGAAGCACCGTGTTTCAGCACGGCTTGAAATCTTTTCCGATCATGGGCTATATACTCTATATATCCATATCTAGGCTACATATAAATACTATATATAGTAGCTTGATTACATAATACAACAATATGAGGTGTAAATCAAGTTAAATATTTTTAAAAGTGTAAGTTGCGCAAATTAAAAATTTGCGGCTGAATGTCTGAAAATAAGCAAAGAAAAACGGCAAGCTGTGCGCCTGCCGTGCTTCTTTCTGAATTTTTAAGAGTTGGGATAAGCCAAAACAAAGCGCTCTGTTGTAGGGTCCTCTTTGATTATGCTTCCGGGATACTCTCTAAGCTGCCATTTTAACTCCTTCAGATCTGCATAGGCTTCTTTTTGGTAGCTTCTTAGCTCCTGTGAGGTGTAGTTGTGTAAGTAGCCAAAGCCTAAATTGTCATCTATAATCGCGTTCTCGTGCTCTATGATCTTGTCATACAATACTTTCTCTATGTGCCCATCGTCACGCAACACGGACACATATTTTTTTCGCTCTCTTTTGTGTGGTTTTTTGAGCTTGCTTGGGGTTGGCGCTGGAAGACTTTTGGGAGTGCCTACAGGCAAAAAGCCCCGGTCTGTTGCTCCCATCTTTACGGCGAGGCCATCGGCCAGAATCTCGTATACATCGCCTACTTTCGAGCACTCAAAAGCTCCAGTTGACAGTTGTAATTGTAGTTCAGCGTAACAATCAATGTCTGATTCTCCAACGATCTGCAAAATAGAAAAATCATTGGTCCCTGTCTTGTCACTGTTCCACACCTCGATAGAGCGCGGAGCATTTGGGCGTGATATATCGGATACATAGGAGTGATAAAAGCTTTCGCGTTGGCGGTGTCCCTCGGCTCCATACACTCTAAAAATTTTAACCGTTTGCATAAAACTTCTTTCTCCCGGCTCTAACCTTGCCGGGCAGGTTGCCTTTTACAGCCATTTACATGGCCTGCTTGGTTCCTCGTCGTCTTCGTCGACTTGCACAAGTCCCCAGTCTCCGCAACCAATTTCTTCGCCCTTGTCCCATAGATCATAGGCCAGATTGTGTAAAGCTTCTTCCTTTTCTGAGATAGCGTCATCGGCTTCCGAATCTGTGATCTCTTCGTTTTCCAGATCTGCTTTAATGTGCTCTACTTCTTCCTTGATGGCTTCAGCTTCTGGAAGCCCTGAGAACGTCCCGCTATAGCGATCATCTAAAAAATTACATGCCTGATAGTCAATAGCCTCCCACAATGCATCATTAAGCTTTGGCTTGCTGAGTCTTTGCACCGGGTGTAACTCTTCAACTCCCTGAGCATAGACTTTATAATATCGCTTCATGTCTTCGCCTTTCTGCCCTCGTAACCTCCGGGGCGGGTGCTTTGGTTTTTACCAGATGTCAACACCGAGCTTGTCAGCTGCTGCGCTTACTACGTCCTCTACGGTATCACTGTCGGCGCTGTCGTACTCGTCCGCCATGTCGGCCAGTTCACACAGGCGGCGGCAGTCGTCCGGGTTCCACTCTCTGCTAGACTTGATGCGATATGCTACAGCCTCCGGCACGTCTAAATCTTTAAAAAGTTCATGCCCTGCTGTACCCATGTGACTCCAGTTAAACTCAACACGCTCGATATACTGGGCGTCTGTGTAGTGGTCTGGTGTTGCCTTCGTCTCTGCGATTAAATCACCATTTTCCGGGTGATACTCCATCTCCTCAAGCTCTTCTGCTACTTCTTCCATAGTCTTTCCACCCCACTGGTAAGACTCGAACGGGTCTGCATATGGCCAGTTTTCGCGAGCTGCTGCCAGAACTGACAGCCCTGTTCCTGGGTCAGCCTCGAAACCGTCGAGAACGTTTACAACCTTGCCGCTCTCATCGCGTGTCACTGCCTGGATACTGCCGCCGTTGTCCTCATAAAACTTTGTTGTATACTGCTGCTTCTTTGTCATATCTTTTTACCTTTGCCCTTTGGGGCTTCCTTTCTCTCTTTGTGCCTTTAGTATAGCACGCTTTAACGTGTATGTCAAGAGGCTTTTTAAAAGATTTTTTAACTTTTTTTTGGCTCGTGCACTTCCTTATATAATGCAGTGTCTGCAGGTTCCTCTGTGTAGCGGATCAAGTCGCGCGGCTGCAACTCCAGGATGCAGCAAAGACGGTTTAAAGTCTCTGCATCAATGCTTGCGTCTCCCTTACGAAAGCGTGAAAGCGTGGCTTGAGAAAAGATTTTGCTTTTGCGGCAGCTTGAGAAAGTAACTCCTACCTCTTTTAATGCTTCTAGCACATCAATTTTGTATTGTAACAACTTTTATACCTCCTCGTGATCAAATGCTTACATATATATAGTAGCTTCTGCGGTGCAAAAAGTCAAGTAAAAAAATACACGCTAAAACGTGTAAAAAGTGCTTGACATACACGCTAAAACGTGCTACTATATAGGCATAGCAAAGAAACAAAGTACTTTGACAGCAAAATATAAAAAAAGAAAAAAGAAAGGTAGCTTGATTATACATCAAGCAAAGGGAAAAAACAATGTTATATTCAGAGTTAGCAAAAACTTACAGAAAGCTTTTTAAGAAATATCCAAATATTTCTAGTCTTCAGGATTTCGGCGGCAAGATTTTAGAAGAAAAAACAACCTATGCTAAGCACGGCACGCGTTGGGTTGAAGTGAAAAAAGAAGAAAAAGAAGTACCGGCAACTTATGTTTTTAATGTATTTGATGCAGTACAATTTTTTAAAGATTTAGGCGGATACGAAAAAGTAAGTTGTGGCTATACAAAGGCCGGATATCTTCCGGACGAGTTACTAAGTATCAGCCCTAACAGAACGGAAAAAACAGTAAGAAAATATTATTTCATTTAAAAAATAAGGTGGGCGAAAATGCCCACCTTTTTTTATTTGCTTCGTGCCTGATCAAGTAGCCGCTGCGTCTGCTCCTGGCCGTATATATCCATGATATCAAGCTGATACCGTGCATCAGTCAAGAGCCTTTGCAGGTCTACCGTTTCCAGGTCTGGCGTCTGGCTCTTGGTCTTCTGGCTGGACGGCTCCGGCTCTGCCGCAGGTGCTGCAGGTCCTTCTGCATCTGGTGCCGCTGATCGGATGCTATCGCGGCTGATTTTTTCAGCTATCGCGGCTTTTATGTAGCCGTTGACTGATAGGCTTGTAGCTGCTGCCGCCTCTTGTAGTCTGGTGTAATCTTCATGCCGCAAATCGAGCGGCACGCGCTTATAAGTCTTACTTGCGTATCTTATAGTAGCTTGCTTGTGTGCGTCTGATGTTGCCATACGTTTTTCTTTCCTTTCTTATATTATAAAGGCCCCTTTTCCACCTCTAGCATAATTATACACTATAAAGATAAAAACATACACGTACATAATGCACAAAAATATACACGTACATTTATATAAAATCACTATTGAATATACACGTACGTTGTTATATAATACAGTCAGAAATAAGGAAAACAACAAACACAGAAAGGAAGTAAAAAAAATATGAAGAGAACAAAAAATATGATTTATAAGGCATCCGATGAAGCAAGAGAGCTGTTTTTATATGCTACTAACTCAGGCGTTTTGTACAATCGCCAGATTAAGCCAAGTATTGAAAACCTCAGAAAAAAAGCAAGAAAGGGGACCTTTGATAAAGATAAGGCGGCAGACCTCTTTTACTATGTAGCTACAAGTGCTTCGGCCATGTATGATAAAGACTTTGGATTTAGCTTTTCTGTCCAGCAGCGCTTTACAGCTGCGGTTGATATGGTTGATTTTTACATTGATGAAATAGAAGAGATTTAAGCCGAAACGCCCAGCGCTGGGCGTCCGTTGGGGATTGCCTCCCAGCGCTGATGATGGCAGGCAAGAAAGGGAAAAGTTATGACAACATTACAAATTATTAGATTGAATGAAAGCACCCCAGCTATGGCGCACGGTTTCCGTTATAACGTCCAGATCTGGACGAAGGACAGCGGCCGCGGCTGGTGCTATGCCGGAAACGGCAAGTTTTTAAAGACTGCAGGCGAGGTTCTGAGGTATGGCAAGGAACGCGCTGATTTTTACAGTGCTGACATGTACAAGGATTTTTACGCCTGCATGAGTGAGGAAGACGTTGTATATTTTGTAGGGGTTTACAAGTGGCACGCCTTCCGCGTATATCCAGATGGAAAAATTGCAAAGGCAACTGAGCAAGAACGCGAATTGGCCGGAAAATGGCTTGAAAGAGAGAAAGGAAAGCGATGATCACAACAAAAATTGTCTTGCTGGGCGATACTCACCCGGCAAGGCTTCGCGGTTATGGTTACAGTGTGCAGATTTTTGTAGATGGCGAATATAGCGATATTTGTAAGCTGTGCCGGACTCTGGCAGATGCTGAAAGCTACGCTAAGGAATTTTAAGTTTTGCGTTTCTCCGCTTTAGGCGGCGAGGTTCACGACCTGGGGACGCTATTTGGGCGGTGTGATCGCCTCCGGTGAGGGCTACCCATGCGGTTATAAGTGATCTATACCCGGCGCAGGTGCTGCGATAAACCCCGGCGAGGTTGGCAAGAGGTTGAGACAAGAGCGACGCCGTCAAAATACAAGGGAAAAAAACATCAACCGCAAATGCGGAGGCGCTAACGTCCGCAAACGGCACGAGATCCAGAAAGCTGTATAATCGTCTGGACATCTAGCAGCTTATGCATCTGCTAACACAACCGATTGCATACGAGATGGAAACCAGCGAAAAAGGTTAAAGGCTGTAAAGGTCAGGCGGTGCGGAAAGCTGCGGCAAGTACGGTAAAAACTGACAGGATAAAGGAAAGACCGTCTGGGGGTCCGTTACCCCTGTAGTGCCGGGGTGATCCGGTAAAAGATTTGAGAGCTACACGAAACGGCGTCATGCACTACTTGCCACATTTGGCAAGCATCACGGAGATAATAAAAAGTAACTATATGGAAATAGCAATACATGCAAAACAATGTATGCACTGAACAAAGCAAAGAAAGGTTAAAACAATGATTTTACAGACAGTATCTATCAGCGCAGCACCGCGAGAGCTGCATATAAAGCTTTTCAAGGCTCACGGTGATGAGCTGGAGAAGCTTGAGAAAGAAATTGCAAGCCTTGACGCTGTGGCCCTTGTGTCATGGGCGCGAGTATTCGAGGCGGTAAAGGCTCCAGGTGTGGTGGCACACTGGGAAGTGCAGCACGAAATTGGCGGCAGGGCATACACAGAGCAGCGCATACTGCACGCATCCGTAAAGAATCCGGGCTGCATTCAGTTTTCTACAGCTCACATCTACCCAGACGAATATATCCCGGTGATGGATTCACAGTTTAAAAATGCAGCTGATTTTTTCAGATATGAAGCGCCGCCATCAGCGGTTGTTATTGTTGAAAAGGTTGCGTGACACGGAAAGAGGTGATAAAATGAAGGTAATCTGGGAACCAGGCCTGCAGATTGAGAAGATGTGCAGCAGTGCAGAGAGTGCTATTGTTGCGGTCAACGTCCGGCAGTATATTGATTTTCTAGGTGGAAAATGGAGAAACCATTTTGTTACAAAGCGGCAACTGTTTGCAGCAAAAGAGTTGTCAACGAATAACGGAAATTTTAAGACACTTGCTAGCAATGGGCGCTTAGAGCTTTTTAATGCGGTAACAGATGAGGTTGAAAAAGCCAAGAACTTTTTGTATAATATTTACAATATGCAAACAGTACTGCTATCTTATAATAGTGCATATTAGCAAAGAAAGGAAGGGCAAATATGAATTGGGAAAATTTGCTGAAAGTGTATGAAGATATGGGTGTTGAGGATATTATCCCAATAGCCCATACAAGAATTTTACCACATATAAAGGTATTGCTCGATGAAAATGGAAATTACATAGGGGCGATGTTAAATGGTAAAGACCGTTTTACTATTCCATGCACCATTGAATCTGAATCAAGGACAAGTGGAAACAATCCACATCCGATTCATGACAATATGCAATATTTGTCGGCAGACTATAACAAAGAAAAACACGACAAATATATGGAACAATTAGAAGCCTACATTTCTGAAGTAGATGACAAATTGGCAAAATCAGTATACAGATTTGTTCAAAAAGGATTGATGAGGGATGTTTTACAAGAATTTCTAAAAAAGATTCCTTATCCAGAAGAAAAAACTGTTGTTTGTTTTGTAATGGCTCCGCAGGAAGAATTGATAAGAGCAAGTTTTAATGGAGAATATGAAAAATATTGCCTGAATCTTCTTCGATCAGGAGACGGGCAAAACAAACAATGGAAAGACTATTATCTTCACAGTTTGGAACCAAATGGAATGTGTAGCATTACAGGAAATAACGATTTTATTCCTGCAACTTATCCGAAGGGCATTAGATTTGCAGGTGATGGGGCAAAACTTTTTATTGCGTCATCTCGTAATATTATGTCGAAAGGAATGCCGGCTCTTACACCTGGCTACATAGCGTCACAAAAAATATTGCATACGCTTCAATGTCTGTGCTTTGAGGGACCACAATGGGCAAATCAGGTAATGCGCGACAATTTAAAATCTTTTAAAGAAATTGATTTAACAGCGGATGAAGAGAAAATAGTGGAAAGGTATATAAAAAACATACTTAAAGAAGGTAAGGCGAGTCAAATAACTTCTGAGTGTAAATAAAGGTTGGAGAGTGTAAGAATTACTAATTGAAAAGACCGAAAAGGATGTGAAAATGGCACTGAAAGTGATTCGAAAGCAAAAAATTGAGAGAGGGAATGAAGATGAATGATTGGTAAATATAATATTCAGATAGGTGATAAGTTTGGGCAATGGGAAGTAATAGGGCAAGGCAGCAAGCCCTATTACTCAAAGTGCAGATGTACTTGCGGTACGATTAGAGATGTAAGCAACAGATCTCTTTGCGCTGGTGATTCTAAATCTTGTGGATGCAATAAGGAATACTTAAAAGCCAGACGAAAAGAATCTTTGGTTAAGACTGGTGATCGTTTCGGAATGTGGAAGGTGATTGGTGAATCAAGTAGACCGTATTCAGTTCTATGCAAATGTGACTGTGGGACAGTTAGAAACGTATATAGTCGTATGCTATTAGCAGGTAAATCTAAATCCTGTGGGTGCAATAAGGAGTATGTAAAAACTACCTCTAAAAAAATATCCGAAACCAACTTGAGAATTGCACAGAAAAAAGTCGGAACTAGTATCAATGGATTTAAAATTGTAAGTATTTTTAAGAAAAAGGGGGAGAATGTTTTTTATTGCAAAGCTATATGCCCAGTTTGTGGAAAAGAAACAGAAACCCAGTTGTCCAGATTGAAAAAAAATTATATGTGTGTAAATTGTAACCGTAATAATGGGGACTTTTTGAAAGAAATACAGAAAAGCTGCTATGTGGATGGTTCTTGCTTGCCAAGCATTAGATCAAGAGAAAATGGAACTGTCAACAAAAATTCTAGTACAAAAGTAAACGGGGTTTCGCTTCAAAAAGACGGAAGCTATAGAGCATATATAACATTTAGACATAAACAATATCATTTGGGAGTATATGCTAGTCTGGAAGAGGCAGCATCGGCACGCAAAGAGGCTGAAAAAAAGCTCTTTGGTGAATACATAAAGAGTCATCAGGGATGGGAAGATGAGCTAAAAGAAATCGGAAAGAGACATAGAAAAAAACCATAATAAAAAGTAGGGATAGAGTCAAATCTATCCCTATTATTTTACAGTTCTTGACAGTATTTTACATTACTTTACATTATTATACATTATTTTACTGTAAAATAATGTCAAAATCTATCGGCTTTTCTTACGGCGTTTCTTCTGCTTCTGCTGCTTGTATTCGGTTCTTATGACTGTGATATTTCCGACAGTTTCCTCGGTTCTGATGCGCTTCAAACTGCCAACATAGGTTATTATGCTGATTTCATGTTTTTTTCCACTTCTACTACCCATATCATCCCCTCAACTTTCTCGTAAGCTGCTGTCCAAACGATTCTCGATACGTGATTTTTACGTCTGTGTCCACATCAATTGGGCGGCCAACGACTAAAATTTCTGCAGGATGGAGTCGGGAACACATTTCTTTGAAGCCCTGTCGATAACACTCCTTGCCTTGATCGGTGAAGCAACCGTTTGTGCTGATTGCCAACGTACTCTCTTCTGGCAACCCTTCAAAGCAAAAATCAAACGTCTCTGCATTTCCCCAACCTACAGTCGGGATGACGTCGCATCCATTCATAAAGAGCCACCATGCCAGGGCACGGCTCCTGTACACTTGATGCAGCTGCATGACCTTTGGCATAGAGTCGTAGAATGAGAAGTCAGGAGCACAGATGTATTTAAAATTTTCAAGTGTTGGAAGATACTTTTGTGGCTGATTCCACAATGGCTCGAACCGTGCATCATCAATAAAAAAGTGGCAAAGCGCCTTCTTCGGATTTTTTTCTTTCGCCGCCTCACAAAATGATACTGCATTAAGCCCACTCAGAGCAGCATGTACTGGGAGCAGTTTTGGAAAGCCCAGTGGAGTAAGTTCGGATTGATAAAGATATCGCTCACGGAGAACATCTTTTTGCGTGTGAATCTTTGTATACATCTGCCTTCCTTTCTGACACATTGTCTAAAATCGTGTGTATTGTGATCTTTATTTTATGCACAGTACTTAATTGCATCGCTTCCTAAAAGCCGATATATAAGTTCATCTGCAACAGTTACTATACTCCTGCCAAAAAGACTTATAAAGTCTGCGACAATTTCCTCTGTTTCAATCGGGATAGAGTATCCGTATTCCATTGCGTGAACGTGTGTCAATTCATGGCACAGCACTTTATCAATCATCTGGTTTGACAGATCATTACACATAAAGACGGTCTTTAAATTGTTGTCGGTTACACCGAGAGTATATGTTCCGTCACTGCGTTGCAACTGCGGATCGCCAGGATTGACAAAGCAAACTTGCCAAGTGCTGTTATTTACTGTAAAAAACATTTGATACCCCCATTATAGCACATTTATAGCAAATGTGCAATTGAAATAAAACCGGGAGCATCTGCCCCCGGTTGTACCATTGATTATATACGCTGTACCCAGTTTGTCATCTTGGTTTTCATCATTGTTTTTTCGGAAGCTGAAAGCCCTGGCATGATCTCTTTAAGATCTTCGTCAATGACGGCCAACAAGGACTCAAGCCCTCGCATGTTTGCGTCATTGTCTTCTTTAGTGTTAGCTTTGTGCATGTCCTTAGTCTCACTGTATGACCTTCTAGCACGGTCATATCGGCTTTCTGACTTCATTCCCATATCTTCTACACTTCTACCATCTGACGGCATTTGGGAGCCTCTACGTGGGTCAGAGTAGTACATGCGCCCAAAGCGGAGTCTATCAAGATCACGCATACGCTCTTCTTCTGGCATATCAGCCCATTCATAATACATTTCTGGTGTCATGTGCCAATAAGGTGGTTCGTCATAACCGCGTCTGCCTGTGGTTCTTGTCCCTCTACCCTTTGGGGCAAATCTGCCGTTAGCGTATCTGTAGCGGTCGTAATAGCGGCGTGACGGGTAATCACCGTATTGCTCAACCATTTCCATGATTTCATCATCGTTTTGCAGCTTATCCATTGCCTCAACGATGCGATAATCTTTATCAAAGCAAGCAATGTTCTTAACAATTTCGGTCCAATCTTTTAAATCATCAAGATTCTGACCTTCGAAATTATCAATTCCGATAGCTTTGGCTTTTTCTTTGACACATTCTAAGATCTCTTTAGCCCATTTATGCATAGTCTACCTCCAATCAAGCAACTCTATTCACTATAAGGTTTGCGTTAGCAACTTCAATAGCAACGCCACTTGTATTCTCAACTGCAATATTTACGCAGCAGCCACGTGGAACACTGATAAAAATGCCTGAGGACACATTGTTGAATTGAGATACTGCAGCGGGTGTTGAAATCATTTTGGAAGCAAGCACCGGCTCACCACTGATAGCAATTGCTAATGATATAGGAGCCACAGTTCCCCCAGCTGGAAGAGCTATATTCGCGGAGAAGTTTACAAAAAAACGTGCCTGACACTGATTCGTAAGACCTCTAAGAGTAATGATTCCACTGCCTTCACGGTGCTGTATGCAGTTTGAACCCTTAATAGATGTGTTTGTAAAAGTTACATTTTCATTTGCCGCAACTTCCTGCGTTGCGACTGCAACATATTCTGCCATTTGATACCTCCTTAAAATAAGGGACAGGCTCTATTTCGAGTCTGCCCCTTTGCTGATAGTAATACTGCGTTAGTTAGCAGACATAACCGTTTTGGTTAAGATACCGATATTTAATTTTGTCAGCAGTTGCAACCACTATTGCATCCGTAATACACGTTTGGGTTAGGAACTTGATATGACGGAATCGGTGCTGGATTAACTGCGTTGATGATCTGCTGTGTCTGAGATGCCATTGCTGTGGTAAGCAGTGCACTCTGGCGATCCTGTGAAGCAGCTCTGCGAAGATCATTGTTCTCAGCCTGTAAGGCAGCAATCTTGTCCTGGCAAAGGTAGTCAAGCAGCGCACGGGTATTTGCATTGGCATTGTCAATGATATCACGTGTATTGGTTGCTGCATTATAGTTTAACTGGCAGAAGCCTTTATCAATGGACTGCTGAATTGCATTTGCTTGTGTAGCCATGTTATAATTGGTGTTAGAGAGTGCCTCTTTGTTGTCACAGCAGCATTGTGCGAGTTGTGCCTGCAGAGCATTTGTATTTTGCATATTGGCTACGGTATCAGCGTTGATAGCCTGCTGAATGCCATATCCAGTCTGCATGATGTTTGTGTTGATTCCGTTGAATCCAGTTAACATGCTATTGTTAACTGCGTAGAATCCGTCACAAAGACCATTATTGATTCCGTCTAACTTTCCAACAATCGCTTGGTGATCAAAACCACGCTGAATTGCGCTATCTGTGTAGGCTGCCGCGGTAGAACCCATGCCGCCACCGTTATTGCCCCAACCGCCGAAGCCATTACCCCAGCCGAAAATGGCGAAGATCAAAACGATCCAAATAAGCCCCCAGCCGTCGTTGCCCCAGCCGCCGTTGTTATTGCCGTTACCATCAATGCTAGCCACTAATGGTACACTACAGTTTCCTGAGTTAAACATACTATTTACCTCCGTAATAATTTTTTATATACATAATCTTGCAAGAATTAGTATCATTTTTAATATTTTTGTGTTATAATATCTTTGTGCAGATAGGGAATCGCGACCCGAAAATCACAATGCCTAGTGACTTCTGCACGTTTATTGGTAGGCGATTAAAAACACGAAAGGCAAGGTGTTGTTTTTATGCTCAAGTATCACATTTCCGATTATAAAGGGAAAAAATATGGCCATCTTACTGTAATTTCACAATCAAAAAATTCAGATATCCCAAATGGGTTTGATTTCAAGTGTGATTGTGGAAGAATTATCTCCTTTGCTCCTGACAGAGTTATTAAAGGCCATCAGAAATCTTGTGGGTCCTGTTCTTACTCAAGGAAGCCTAAGATCAGCATAGATAATTATATAGGTCAAAGATCTAATATGCTTACAGCAATAGGTCTTTCAGAAAGAAGGCCATCTGATAAAAGGCAGTATATTGAGTGCTTATGTGATTGTGGAAATAAAGTTAGGGTATTGCCTTACCTGTTTAAAAATCACAAAGTGAAAAGTTGCGGTTGTTTGCTAAAAAATAGTCCGGCATATATTGATGGAAGAACTAAAAATCCACTATATGGGCTATGGAAAAACATGATCGGACGTTGTGAAAGCCCAAACCATCCAAAGTATTACCAATATGGCAAACGAGGAATAACCGTGTGCGAAGAATGGCATGACTTTTGGAAATTTGTAGAATGGTCCGAATCTATTGGTGGACGTCCTGAGAACTACACACTTGATCGAATTGACAATAATGGTAACTATGAGCCAAATAATTGTCGTTGGGCAACTTCTGGAGAACAAGCTATAAACAAATCAAATAATTTGAATATAGAGTATAACGGAGAAACCAAAACTCTAAAAGAATGGTCTGATTTGCTCGGAATAAGTTGGGATGTTCTTCATAATCGCCTCCGAAAAGGTTGGACTGTTGAAAGAGCTTTTACAGAAAAAGTGTATAAGTAGTTTTTCTAATGGGTGATAAAATTTCACCCATTATTTTATTCCAAATTGACTTTTTATCTGGCGAACAGCATCATCAACATTTATCCCTTTTTCTTTACAAAGGTTGCGTGCTAATTGTTCTACACCCTTTGTATCGCCTTTGTTTGCCATATCCATAGCATTTTTTAAAATAGGATTGCTCATGGCTTGGCTGTTTCCGGCCATCTGCTGCAAAAACTGCTGTGGATTCCTCATGGCTTGAAATAGCTGAAATGGATTATTCATTCTCATTTGCCTCCTTCTTTAAGCCTCCGGACCTTTTAGGCACTATTTTAGGCATCAGTTCATCAAACTTCTTTTCGAGGCTATCAAATCTTGCCATAAATGCCTCTGTAGCCTCGTCAGATAGCCCCATTTTCATTTTGGACATGTCGGCTGAACTATTCGCCGCATTTGGCTGTGAAGCTGTGTACGGCTTATATACAATCGTTCTAATGGTTCCATCTGCATTCCACGATTTTGTATAGATCTCTGACATGTCTTGCTTTGGGAATACGGCAACTGAGCCGTCCATAGGTACATCGTTCGCAGTAATTTGTTCGACAGCTTGCACGACCTTTCCGTTCAAACCAGCCTGCTGCTGTGGCTGAATGCTTTGCTGTTGATTAAAAAGCGGCTGGTTTTGCTGCAGATCGTAACGCGGCTGTTGATATTGATACGGGTAATAACTATTATATTGGCCATACATTGTCTGTTGGTTGTACGGTTGATACATCTGATTTGGTATCGGCATCGTCGATTATCACTCCTTCCTCGTCAAGGACCTCTCCAATAGCTTGAATCATTGCTGATTGATACTGCATTGGAATCATACATACATCTGGTCTTTCAAATATTTTAGTTAAAAATGATTCAGGAAACATCATTCACACCTTCCTTCGTCTTATTCTGACTGTATTGTGCCATAAAAATAAGATGTAAAAACGACAGGGATACGACATGTTAACGACAAAAAGAGCTGCCAGATAAACTGACAACTCTTTTAAAGAATATTTTACTGCAAATAAATGTCAACTATTGTCAAATAAAGTTAAATAATGTAAAGAAATGTAAAATACACTATTACAACATCTGCAATTCCTCTCCTGTGTCTTTTGATGTGAGTTTGATAGAAACGTCATATCCTAATGCTTCGGATATCTGACGTATATCACTTTCTCTAAAATTATTTAATCTAAGCTTTTTGGACACGTTAGATTGAGAGCACCCTAACAGTTTTGCAAGCTGAGTGCCGTCCATCTTTTTCTTAAACATTATTGTTTTTACAATGTTTGAAAATGTGTTTTTGCTTTCCATTTACTCACATTCCTCCTTCGGTTTAAGATCTGCCTTGTAAGAGACCAAATGTTCTTTTACAGCCTCAAGGTCATTAGATTCTTCTGGTATCAATCGATTGAGATAATATAAAAAAGAATTATAAGCTTTTGGCGTGCAATAATACTTTTCTGTGCCATTCACCGCAACTATTCGACCTCTAAATGATGTTGGGGATGCATTATCAATTAAAGATTTAGAAAAGTTCAGCGCAGACTGCTTGACCATTCTTAGAAAATATTCAAATGCGGTGGCGCTTGATGAAAGAAATCTGGGCCAAATCAAATCTAGGTTACTAGAAAACTCATATTTTTTAAGTTCAGTCGGATTCTGCTTGCCACTAGCCATCTGAATATTGTAGGATAATACACCAATTTCATTTGTGATATAACGGCATAGTTCAATGGCAACAGATATGTAATCTGCAAAGTTAGGATCGAGATTTGCTGTAAATCTTTTTGAACATTCATCAACAAACTTCATTGCCTTAGAGTCATACATCATTCCACAAGTTTGAAAGCCTGCGTTGCTAATTCCGATTAAGCGCAACCATGTAACAGTGTCTTGGTTGCTGTAAAGTATCTTGTCGAGTAGTTGCCACAATGGAACATCGTTAAATAAGCGAAGTGGTTTAGCGCTGTTACTATTTAAAATGTAAAGTGCCATGGTTTCAGCTACAACACGTTCTTTATCAAAAAACTCCCCACCCAATGCATTAAATCCGGTTATGACCCCATTTTCACGCTTGAGAAATATCCTGCGCGATTGGTGCGTGAATAATTCCGCTGGGTTAGAAGGTGGATCAATCTTTTTGCGCTCATCGGATCGTGGCGAGCATTCCCATATTGGGCAAGGCTTAGGCCACAATTCTCCATTACCATTCTGTAAAGGAACTAGGTTCATCATAAGTGTTTCAAAAAGATTTCGCCCGATTGCGTAAACAATAGTATTTTGCCCCAACCATCCAATACTGATTGAAGGCAAGCCTGTCCTACTTGGCTTTACAGAAACATCGTCATACCCGTTGATAAAAAGAAGCCATCTAGCCGCTTCTGCATATGTTAGTTGCATTTTTGCTTCTCCACTTCTTGTTGCAAATATTCGTACCTTGTTGTTGCTCTCGGAAATTTCTCCGTTTAACTTTGCAGCACCAAAAGCAGTTCCTTTTTTAGCTTCGTTTGTCTGATAGAATGGAGCATCAGGATGAAAAAGCCAGAAACGTTCTCTGTATTCCTCTAAATATTTTAAAAATGCTTCTGGGAAATGACCGAGATTCCAATAGCTTTTCCAACGGCTGATTGCTTCATCCCTGTTCAAAAGCGGAATCTCATCACCGTTTGAGTCGAATCTTGCAAATCCAGAATGAGCAATTGCAAGAAGCAGCCGTATTATTGCGACATTTTGAGTATCTGTTTCACCTGCCAAATCCATGTATTCATGACTGCGGGCGAAAACTTCTTTAAGTGAAACTTCTTTAATAGTATAATTTGGAAGCAATATACGCACCCAATTTTCGTCAAGCAAATTAAATTCTTTCTTCATATATATCCTTCTTTCTACAGTTCTTTACATTAAAATAATGTCAAATAAGGTTAAATACTGTTATTTACTAATATATATATTTCTTGCAATGCGTAATCTATATTTATACGGCTCAAATATCCGATTTTTGCATTCCAATCTTGAGCCTGTGCAATCATGGCATAATACAGTTTGTGGCTCAGGTGAGCAGTTACGAAGAACACAAAGTCAGATTTTTTTAATGCAGCGTTGCGCACAGTGCTGACATTTCCTGCACTGATATATTGCCAATCCGGAAGATAAGTTTTAAGCTTCTTTATCAAGTTTGGATGCCCTCCAACAATTGTACCACTAATGTTTTTTAATTGCTGAATTTGCTCTTTAGATAGCTCATTTGTAATTTCGGTTTCCGAATCAGATTCCAGTGAAAATATATGCTCTCGTAAAGCATAAAGCTCCCTGCGTTCACTCTCTACCTTTTGCAACTCAGATTTTAGCGCATCATTCTTCTGCTTGAGTAGATTTATCTGATCAGATAAGCGCTGAACCTGCTCAGTACAAGCTTTTTGTTCAGACATCCTGCGTTCCTGAGATTCAGATAATGCAGATTTGGCTTGAAGCAATTCATTTTTAATGCTCTCTACTTCAATATACACATCTTCACGATTGTGTTGGAAGTAGTATTCTTTAGACTGCTTATATGCCTTACACATAGCTAATATATAGCTTGTATATTTTGCATAAGTCAGGAAATCCTCACGTATTCCTCCTCTTTTTCCGTGCGTATAAGCAATTGCTAGTGCTTCCAGATCTTCATGTGTGAACTGTAATTCAGAAAAAATAGAAACGCTTGAAAGTGACTCAATGTCAAACACTGTAGTGTATCCAAATTCCTCATTTTTTGGCGCTAACTGGATCTGCTTAAATAAATCTTTTGGAAGTTGACTAATGTATGATTTTGCTCTTTCCTGAAAAGCGCAGTCATATTTCTTTAACCCTTTTTGTATTCTGTGTTCTGGATTGTATCCGTAGTTTGCAATAAAGGAAAGTAATTCATCACATTCTTTACGCTCTTGTACCAACTCTTGCGGCCACATATTTAAAAAGTAATAGCCTGCAAATAAATGACCATTAAAATTATCGTCCGAAACATGATCTGACTTTGCAAGTTTTGCATAAATGGCTTCTCTGATTACACTATTAAAATGAATCGGTTCATCTTTTGGAAGTCTTTTAAAAATGTTGTATAGCTTTCTGTATCCTTTTTTGAAAAGAATATCCAAAGAAGTCTGTGCTTGTTCATCTTCTGTGTAGCTATATTCGACGATTCCAAGTGCTTTTTTATAAGCTTCTTCTGTTTGCAAAGACAGCTCTTCCGAAAATAAAGTATTGTAATATTCGCTCTGCTTTGCAGCATTATAATAAGCTACAGCATTCTTGCCATATTCGATTTCTAAATCTAATCGTATATGGCGTGCAAACGCGATAGCGCAAGCGTAAAACGGTATCAAGTTTACTTGTTCCATAAAATACCTCCTTTCTTTAATTTTAGTAAAGAGTTATCTTGTGATAAAATTACCAAAATTTTATTTTTTGATTACGTAAATAGGATCTATTTTTTGATTTATTATAAATCTCATAATGCGTTAAATACATTGCAAAATCATCGCTCCATGCCTTTTCTAATTTGACCTTATATTCCACAATATGTCCAGATTTATATATTCGTATTGCATGATATCTGCCGCATATGCCGCTGCTTTCTGTATGCCATATAAATAAATCTACATACCCATTGTAATAATCTTTTTTAACTTGTTTATACATGTTGCAGCATAATTCAGTTGTTGGCAAATCAAATTTGTCAATGTAATTAAATGCCATTGTAAACTCGCCACTCGCAAACACAGTTAATGCTGATACAATATCAATTGTTTTCATATTATTAGCGGATAGTAAACGCCGTAACGATTCTGCAATATTACAATTCCGTTCATATATCACATCGTCAAGTTTTCCTTCTGCAATAGCATTTTTAACACTAACTATTCTTTCGTAAATCTCATTACTTACCATAATAAAATCCTCCTTCTAACAATTTTTAACAGTTCTTTACATTATTAAACCTTTTTTAAATGTCAAATAATGTAAAGAATTATAGATTATGTGTCCGCATGTATTCTTCAATGGCAAAGCAAGCAAATCCTGCTAGGGTGCGGCCTGACTTACGAGCGGCTTCTGAAAAGGCTGCCTTTTGTGATTCGGTGCACGATACACTGAACTGAATCTTACGCTCAGCTGCAGGGACTTCTCTGCGTCCTACATATCCACCATTTGGACCAATCTTCGGAGTTGGATTATATCCAGGCGTATACACTCTGTTCGGATCAACCGGAGCGGAGACAAATACGGACTTTTTTTCTGCCGGCTGGATGCTTGGAATTTCAGTTTCGCTAGTATCTGCAAAATCAATGCCGGCTGTCACATCAAAAGAAGTAGTAGTGGTGTTATCTTTCTTTCTCATCTTAAATTACTCCTTAATTAGTTCTTCTGCGAATTGCACATAGTCAATGGCAGCGTTGCACTTCGGTTCAAAATTCATGAGAGTTGTTCTAGTTGCCTGTGCCTTTTGCACAGCAATACTTTCACGAATAGTTGTGCAAAAGACCTTTGTATTGAGCTGCTTGGCGATCTCTTCCAGAGAAGCTTTAACTTCCTGGGCGAGGAGCTGACGGCTCTTATATTTCACCAACAAGAGTCCTGCGACCTCTAGGTTAGGATTATTTCTTTTCTTTACACCTGTGATGGTTCTATTCAACTCTGACAAACCTTGAATAGCATAGCGGTCTGCAGTGACAGGAATGATGACCTTGTCAGAAGCAATCAAACAGTTTTTAAGTAATTTGTTGTCAGCCGGAGCTGTATCAATAATAACGTAGTCATAGCCAGTTAATTCAGAAAGAGCGTCTTTTAGTCTAAAATACTCATTCCCATCACTTGGGAATCTTTGATCTGCTGTTTTCAGCTCTGGATCGGATGCAACTATGTCACCGATTTCTGTTTTTTGAATAGCTTCCGCAATTGGAAGTGGATCTTCAATGTCTAAAATAACATCGTAGAGAGTTGCCGTATCTTTGGATACTGCTCTATAAGTATCAGTGCTGTTACCCTGCGGATCAGCGTCAACCAGTAAGACTTTCTTACCTTGCGACATTAAAATTGATGCAAGTGTAGTGGCTGTTGTGGTTTTTGCAATGCCACCTTTTTGATTTGCAATGCATATTACTTTCATTGTGAAACCTCCTTTGTGATTACATTATTCTACATTATTTTACAATTCTTAACCTAATTTGACATTTCTTTACAGTAAAATAATGTTTTTCTCTTTCTCGGTTATAGGATACATTATTAGAACTAAAAAGTCAATAGTTAGAACTAAAAAGTTATAAAAAATATCTTTACAGTTATACGTGCAACATTTCTTTACTGTAGAATAATGTTAAATAATGTTGCAAAAATCCCCTAGCATCATAAATACCAGGGGACTATTTATAGTTGGTTGATTTTTGATTTTATATCGGCAATCCTGCGGTCAACCGTCCTAGTTGACACAGATAACCGGGTTGCTATTTCGCTGATAGATTTGCCTTTAGATAACATGTCGAATGCTATCTCTTCATCCTCCGTGAAATTACCTCTGAGCCTGTAATCGTCAAGCTCAGGCTGAGTAAGTTTATGTAATTTCACGGATTACATCACAACTCCTGGATTGTCAATTCCTTTTCATTGGTTCTTCTCAAAACGATTAACTGCCTATCCAGTTCTGGAATTTTCCAACCGTCTACAGATTCGGAATCGTCAATGATAATCGGAAGAGTAGTGGCATACTTCTTTTGAAAAGCCTTGCAGACATCCATCTCAATCAAGATCCTCGCACCATGGTTGAGGTTTCTGGCATACGGTTCACCCTTTACGCAGAAGTCACATGTTTCTTCAAGATCACCATTCACAAGCTGTCTGAAGAATTTAACTTGGCAATACTCTAAGTACTCGTTTACTTTGCTTTCCAGAAGTTCATGCTTACAGATGTTGAAGCGTTTAAGCAAGTCAAGCTGTGCTTGCGTATCTGCAATTAGTTGTTCATTCTTTCGACGCTCAGCGTTAAGCTCTGCAATCCTTGCATCAATCTTGATATTGATTTCGGTTTTTGCAAGCTCTGCTTTTAAGTCAGATAACTGATGTTGAAGATTATTTTCTTCTGCCTTGAGCTGTGCAAACGTTGCATTTGCAGTATTTGCTTCTAATTGGCTTTCAAGCTTTGCGATTTCTGCAGATCTGGTTTTTGCCGTCTCGTCTGGCTCTGCTGGAGGTACAGCGGATATAGCTTTTTTCTGCGCAATTAAGTATTCAACAGTTCTGGATTTTTCACCTGACTCTTCTCGAAGAGCAGAAAGCTCTGCATCTGCAGTATTGAACTTTTCGCGCAAAGCATCAATAGCTTCTTTGCATTTCATTCCATTGTCTGTGATTTCCTGCAACTTTTCTTCCTTTGATTCTTCAAAATGCTTTCGCATTTCATCCTGCTGATCAGATGGATACTCACGCTTACAGTACGGGCAAATCAGCGAATTTTCATCAAACTGCATATCTTTATTGCTTTTCCAGTCACTTGAAAGCTTCAAACGCTTAGTTTCAAGATCTCGAATTTCAGAGTCAATCTGGTACAATTCATGTTCCTTGGCGTTTAAATTGTTATTTGATAGGAAAAGTTCTTCCTTTGCTGCCATAATCTGAGCATCTAAATCGGCAATTCTTTTCCTGTTTTCAGCATTAGCGTCATCAGCGGCCTTTAATTGCTCCTGCTTCAACTTATAAATTTGTGCCTGAATTGCACGCTGCTCATCAAATGCCTTTTGCACATCGGCTTGTTTACTCTGGTTATCTTTGATTTTGCTTTCGATATCTGCAATTTGACTGTTTATCAAGCCTTCATCAATGACAATTTTCTGCTTTTCCACCTCATCAATGCGGCTTGGAAACTCTTTGCGAATATCAAGCAGTCCTTTAGTACCATTCCTTCCACGTCTGCCATTCAACATAGTGTTAAATTTTGACTTCAATTCATCAACACTGCCATCATCCAGCAGTGGGAGAAGAGGGGAGAACTCTGGAAAACGTTCACAAACCTCTGCATTGGAACATGTTCCAAAGGTGGATTCCAAGATTGATCTGCAGTCAGCAGCACTTTTTGACAAGAGTGTTTTAGCGTTGATCAAGTTTGAAAGTGCGCTCACAGGAACTAATTCTTCTGCGATAAAATCTTCATAGTCACACTTCTTTTTAGGAATATCATTGATATAATAGTCAATAACATTACCTGTGAAGTCACCCTTTTTATTGTAGTTCTGACGAGAGACTTTTTTGAATGTTTTGTTGGAACCGTTAATCTCTACGGTCATCTCGACTGTAACCTCGATATCATCGATCTCGTTACCTGATTTATCGTGTGGTCTGATTCCAGTAATTTCTTCGCCGTTCTCACCCCTGCAATTCAGTACCCAAAAAATAGCTCTCTTAACTGTGCTTTTTCCAGATTCATTACATCCAGATACCTCTGTCTTATTGTATAAATCTGTGTCTACAGCTTTTCCATTGTAAAAACTGCAAAAATTATCTAACTTCAAATGCTTAATTCTCATCGTTTTTCCTCTTTCCTTCGTCATCAGTTTCATTTGTGCTTGATGCAGTACACAAAGCAACTGCAAGCACACCAGTAATTCCGCCAAACAATAACCCTACTATTAAACCAATTAAAAAATCCATATTATTCGCCCTTTCCGCTTACAGAATCTATCTCAAATGAGAATCCGGTTCTATCTTCAAGCTCTTTCATAAAACGTTCAATGTCTCCATTGTACTCTTTTGAGAATTTGTCAACATAGTCCATTGTTTTCTGTATTCGTTTGGCGATTGCCTCGGCCTTCCAATTAGGACAAGTATCTGCCAAAGCAAGCCCAAATGATGTTAATATGATGCTGTATATGTTGTCCACAGCGTCTTTATTTGCCTTTTGGTAGTATTTGTCATAAAGCTTGCGATCAACGTCTCGTGCAATATTTTCTTTTAATAAAGCAATTCTTATGCTTTCTTCTGCACCTGTGATTCGCTGTTCTACGGCTTTGTTTCCTTTTTTTGCTTCTCTTTCAGCCCGTCTCCTTTGTGCTCGTGTCATAAAGCCTCCTTCTAGGTAGTAGACTATTTTAATGTATTAAAGCTCATTATAATTTAAAATAGTCTATAAAACTGTGCTTTGCTTATATATTTAGTTCTGGCAAATACTCTGGTTGCTCGGATGCAATTGAAACCTTTCCCTGCAACTTCTGACATTCTTTTTGCTTCGCAATCTCTGCGGAGTATGATCTTAAAAAATTGCTGTGGATAACTGTCTCAAACTGAGTTGCTTGTCCCTTCGCCCATTCTTCCAGATTCCTTGCGTTTCCAACTGTTGACTGGATAATTGGTGGAAGTTTGGCAAACTCGTCATCAGCATGATATGTGCTGTTTCTGACAGCTATCCGAACTAAAGACCACGCTTCCAACGGCGTAGGCGTGTCTGCTTGACTCAAAGCGACTAACTTTTCGTTAATTTGACCGATCGAAGGTGGAAAGCCTGTGTTTTCCGAAAGTATGTATGCCTTGAGTGCTGCACTAACCTGCTCGTAAGTATAGCCAGATAGCATATTTGCCCATGTAGTGGCAGTAAGCTCTATATCTGCAATTTTGTAGTTTGGATATGATACAGTCATTACCGCCATTAACTTTTTAGCCTCGTTTTTAGTCATCCGTAATACTTCCCAAAATTGCATCAAGTTGTGAACGCTGCGGATTTTGATGTTTGCCCTTAAAACTATCGTTAGTATCATGCAGTGGGAAAAGTCCTGCCCAACAGTTGTCAACGGATTGGTTTAAAATCTTGATCATAAGCTCGGTGTTTCCGCCAGATAGATTCTCCAGCTTGATCATCGCTCTCTTTAAGGCATTTGCGGTTAGGGGCTTTTTAATCTTCACTCTCATGGAAACAAAATCGTTAAATGCTTCATTCAGACATTCATTATCAAAGTAATTTTTTGATGATGCGTTCTTGTTTTTTGTGTCCATTAGCTCATTTAAATCATCATACAAAGAGATGATTAGCGAAACTGCATCACCCTCGCCATTAGACGTTAGCAAGCTCACAACGTTTTTTACTCTAGGTTCATAGCCCTTGCTTTTGATTTGAGCTATCAACTCTTTTCTTGTCATTTTTACCACCTTCCTTTCTTTCTTCTGCCGTTTATTCATGGCTCTCCTCTGGCAAATCAACCAAGCTGTTGGCTTCCTGACCTTTTATGTAAAACATTTCCTCACCTCCTGCATCTAACCGCTAAATCGCGCTAGAAAGTCTATGAGCGCCAACGCTTCCAAGCAGCTTGACAGCTTTTTCAAAATCTGGAGCATATCCGCAATCTCTGAGAAGGACTGCACAATCTGTAAACTGATTATTGATCATCATGCATGTTTCATGATATGCACTCTTCTTTACTTCACTCTCTGGGTCGTTCATGTATTCTCCAAGCAGGTGTACACCTGTTGCTGCAAGCTCATCAAGCTTATCAAGCTCGGTTTTCAGTCTGTTTTCTGTCTCTTTGCTCATTTCCCCTCCATACACTAGAATTATTTAAAATGGTTCTTGCTTTTTTATCGTTTACAATCTCTCGTTTTAGAGTCTCAATATGCTTCAACTGGTTTTTATTGCGCTCATTGACAGCCTCATAGTTGCTTTCTAAGACTCTGATAAGGCGAATTAGTTCTTCTTTTCTCATACCTTTTAGAGTACTGTCTGCCAACGGCCTATGAGCGACTGTAAAGCCACCACATTCTAAAATATTCGCCATAATTTTTTATATCCTCCTCCCTGTCATGCCATTAGGTCAGCATTTTTTTAAAGTCCCAGTGTTTTCTTTAACTGGTCACGGTAATTTACAATCATGCTTTTTGCTGTGTAGGTGTCTATGTTGATTATGTCAGCACATCATCTTCCTCATAGCTCAAATTTCTATCACTCAGGGTAAGTTGTTACGTTTTCTGCTTCAATAATCCTGACCATCTGTCTCCTTTCTCAAGCGCTTTTTCTGGCGACAAACCTTTGATTCTATTATTCTTTCAACAAAATCTCTGCCACCAAAAATCATGATGATTTGAGTCAACATGATAATAACGTCAGCAGTTTCTTCAAGAATATCTGCTCTGGCTTTTGCCAAGTCTGTGTCAGGCGTTGGATTTACATTTCCACCCTCCAGCTGAATTGTCTTGCGGCGATGTTTAAGCAGTGCTTTTATCAGCTCGCTCATTTCTTCAATCGTCTGGTCGATTTGTTTATCCGCTCCGTAAGTATCAATACATTCCTGCAGTACTTCTGGATATGCCGTTGTTGGCAATCCTGTTGTTTCGTATATTTTCAAGCGTTCTCGGTTTTCTGCCATTCCAACAAGTGCCATATAAAAAGTGGCGATAAAACTATCAATATCTTCCTCAAGCTTAAATTGCAAATCGTCATACATTTTGTCACTAAATGCTTCATCATTCATCGCTGATGCCTCAGAATCGCCGTATGCTTTATTAAGTTTCCGTGCAAGCTCTATGAGCGGAATCTCACGTTCAAAATCCCTGTACCATACATCGCCATCTTTTATAAATACGCAATTGTGCATCAATGCTATGAAGTTTGACGGATTATCAACAATTGTTTTAACCATATTTTTACACCTCTCTAGCCTTAATTAGTTTTCCTGCCAAGTTGTAATCGTATCCAGAATTTTCTTCTTTTTCATTCATGTAGTCGCAGAACTCCTGACATTCTTCTTTAGTTGTGAAGAATGTCTTATCCTCTGCATCTATTTCGTTAAAGTCCTTGTTATGGTCTACTATTTCCATTGCATATGTTGCGCAAGAACACATTGCAAGATCGCTTTCTTCTTTATCATTTGTTGCTCTATACCATGCTTTAATCCCTTGGTATTTATCACTCAGTTCATACAGAATTTCCATATCCGGATAATACACTTTTTTTCTTACTCCACATTTGCAATCATCATATGTCATTCTGCCAGATGGAAGTTTTATCTTGACTTCTCTGTCGTTATCGCACCTATCGCATTTCTCCTTATACTGGAAGTTCCATTTTACTGACCACAGAACAACCTTAAACTGTTTCATTAACTCTTTCAGCCTAGCTCGTTCAGCTTTGGCTCCGGCCTTTTCCATTGCGCTTTTGTACTTTGCTTTCTTTCTCTCATAATCTTCCTTTATGGATTCAAAATTCTCCTTGATGCCCTGCAATTTTTTATTTTCCTCGCGCAGCTTTTCAAGTTCGTCCTTAACTTCCTTTTTTACAGCTTTCCGAAGCTCGTTTTTAAGTTCTTCGATTTTTGCGTCAAACTCGCTCGGCCCGAAATAATCTTCGTCATCCATGTAATACATATTATCATTCCTTTCGTTTTTGCAAAGCAGCAGTTGATTCAACAACTTCAAATTTGATTGGTAAAAAAGCTGTAAATCTCGATTTCATCCAAGGTTTTTCTTCGGAAGAAAACTCGTCACCATATTCTGAGCAGCATACAATGTTTCCGATGGTATACTTGAAATGGTGTGAATCAAAATATCCCTCATTTTCTGGAAGTTCTTTTAGCACTTTTGTATTGTATGTTTCGCAGTTGAGCACGCTTAGAAGCACATCGCTTGCTACGTCGTACATAAATAACAATGTACCGTCGTTAATGTTGCTACTCATTGTGTAGTAGTTAAAATCAGCATCATTGTCATAGCACACTTCATTAATGAGGTTTCCGCTTTTTGTCTTTAGTTCATAGATTTTATTGCTGTTAACTTCTTTAATTATTTCACATATATCCATCTCATACATTGAATCAAATTTGCAATCAGGTAGTCTCTGCTTGATGTATTCAATTGCTTTTCCCATTCTCAATGTCCTCCCAATCAATTTTCTGTCCACAGTCTGAGCAATATGGTGATTTCTTTGCAATACTTATGCCACTCCATACTGTGTTTCTACAGCGCGGACATTCCCACACCTCAAGCTCAATCCCTCTCCATGTATGTGGTTTATCACCTCTGTTTTCATGGACGACAGACTTGCGAATTGCTTTAACTGGTGGCTGCGGAAGTTGCTTCTTTAAGCATTCTACTGCTGTTTCGTAAGCAGTTTTTTCTCTTCCAATCCTCAAACTTGTCTGCATATCGCAGTTACAAACTCGATGCTTCATGCATTCCAATTCATGGTTAAAATAATCAATAGACTCCTTTTTCTCTCTATTTGTCATGCTATCTCCTTATGCGAATTTAAGCTGTTTTGCAATTGCTTCTATTACATTTACCGTGACACCGTTTCCTGCCTGCTTATATAACTGACTGTCAGAATTGACAAATGCTGCCTTTTCGAAATATTCATCTGTCCATCCTTGCAATCTAAAACACTCTTTTGGTGTCAATTTTCTGATTGCTATGTAACATTGATATTTTTCATACCAGACAGCATATATGGTTAATTCATCAGAAATTTTCATAAACATGCTTGGTCTGGTTAAGACATATTCCCTGCTTACTGGAATGTTTTGAAGTTTTAAGGCAACACCACTATCGTGTGTAGATGCTTTTAGACATCTAAAGCAGCCTTCATATACTCCACGATAGAACTCTGGCGAAACTTCAGTATAAACTCCACCAATAGGGTTTATACCTGTGGCAACTCCATGCCTGTCTTGCGAAGTTAAAGTAAACATTGGTTCGCCATTCTCTTTAAAGCGTCTTCCATTCTGGCGCTTTTCTGCACGATCTGGAGTGAGAACTGGAATTGCAACACCACTTGTCTCGGCTTTGTGGTTTGAAACACCTTTATTGTATCTAGCTTGCAAGCATCTTGCTTTTTCTGTCAATTCTATTCCCTGATAACTCAAATCTACAAAGCAAGGCAAAGCTCCAGTAATTCCTTCTTGATCAATTATTGAAACACTATTTTCTCTGTCTGTTCCCTTGACAGGAAATATTTCTGCGGCACTTCGTCCTCTAAGATGTCCGATAATGAAGCACCTTTCTCTGTTTTGTGGAACTCCGAAGTCCTTAGAGTTGAGCACTTGCCATTCTGCATCATACCCCCCCTGCTCCATTTCAATGAGCAGTCTGGCGAAATCCCATCCTCCATTAACGCTAAGCAAATTCTTAACGTTCTCAATGAAAAGGTAAGTGGGTTTATCTTCTTCTTTGAGTTGTCCGATAAGGTACATAACTCTGAAAAACAGGCTTGAACGGTTTCCTTGAAATCCAAGCTGTTTTCCTGCAACGGAGATGTCTTGACAGTTGTGGACGATTGCCCCGTTTGCAATGTAAGATTCATCTTCTTCAACGCTAAGGTTATATACTGTTTCGTATTGATCAGATTCTGTTGGCTGATACAATTTTCTGCAAACATATCTTCCACGATAATATCCTTTAACCGATTTGTTAGAGATTCTAAAAGTGTAGGTGTCTCTTTGTTTACATTCCCTTCCTTCAATAGTGCACTTTGAATCTCTTTTAGTATAATAGACAGCTGGCACAGGTTTTCCCAATCGCTGTGCAATAATGCACATACCAAGAATGACTGCTGCACTGGTGGATGTTGCTTCTTCTTTGTCGTTTCTGCCATCTCCTGACATGTATCCGTTATAAAAGTATTCGGCCTTTTCTCGTGGTAAGCACAGTGCTTCTCTTGGTATTCGTTTTCCATATGCATATTCCCCGAATATACCAAGGTATTCGTATAGTTGGTTATCGCACACATGATACTTCCCGCAAGTCCTTTCTTCAGTGTAAGTTCCATGTAGGTTTGCTTCTGACAGTCGGTGTTCAAATTCTTCTCGTTTTTTATCACTGACCGCAAACACAATCCTTCCCCCTCGTGGTCTATCTTGTCTGCGAACTCTCCACCCATCAGCAATATAGCGTCCGATAATCCACCAGATCTCTTTGCTGTATTCGTTTGGCTCTTCATCAGGCAACACCATTGTGGAGTAATAGCTATCATTGAGTTCCTTGACTGGTTTGAATTCAATTGGTTCGGATACGCGAGTGACATAATACGGGTGTTCTGCCGTTGTGCCAGTTGGCAAGATGCCAAATCCGTTGACGTTCCAGATTCTTGCGTTGTCTCTCTGCATAACTGAGGTAACTGTTTTCCATCTTCCTTTGTGAGTAAGCACTCTATCTCCGACAGATACGTTTTCAATTGGTATATATCCTTTTTCTGTAAGAATATAAGTTCCTCGAACGAAGCAAGGGAATCCGAAGCACCAACAGTCTGCTTTTGGAATGTCTCCGGCATACACTCTTCTAATGTCATTTGCATACCATTCTCCATTTCTGTATTCCTCCTTCAATATTTCTTTTTGCCGTTGTTTCAGTGGCATTTTGTCCAGGAACTCTCTCTGCTCTTTGGTGAGTAAATGCATGGATGTGTAACTTGCAGTCGCAAACTTGTCGAACTCGCAGAATCCAACGCATTCATGCCCTGCCAATTCCATTCCTCTGCGGAATCCTCCAATTCCTGCAAAAAAATCAATAAATTTCATTTTTACCTCATAATGTTATAAAAGAATCAAAGCCCACAAAAGTATCAGTGAGATAATCCACAATGCTTCAAATGATGCTCTAGTCCTTTTGGGTCCTATGTAGTGCAGAAGCTGGGCTAAAAGCATAACCACACATAAAACACCCTTAATTATTTGCATAATATTCAACTCCTCTCATTCTTTACGTTTTACAAAGGATTCGCATTCTGTATTCAACAAGCATCCATAATCACGACCTATGGTATAGCTCGGTATCTCGTATCCATTCTCACAAACGCGACAATATTCGCCACATTTATACTTGCTATTTACAGCTTTTTCTGCTTTAAGCTGATCCAGTTTATCTTCAAGATTTACCTTTGCATTTTTAAGTTCTGTGTTCTCCCTGATTAGGCTATCGTATTTATTTTGGCTCATTATTTTGAACATTCGTGCCACCTCACCCCATAATATTTAAAACTATGATTGCTATGTTGCACAGCAGTATAACGATAAGCGCTAAAATATTCACAATTTTGGCAGTTTCTCCGTACTTTAACGGAGATTTGTATGCAGCTCTAGCCATTATGAGTTGAACTGCAAGAAATACAAACTCAATGCATAAGATAATATGCTTAATACTCATTTATTGCTCCCTTCTGATACCTTATTATCATTTTCTTGTGCATCCTCGAAGAATGATTTGATATCAAACCACTTATCATTGATTATATTTCCAATAATTTTTAATCTTCTATCTCCAGTTACTGCGGTTCGTATATATCTTCCCTCTAAATCACTCAACTTTGTAACTCCGACTGTATCCATTATTCTAGCAATGGATTCCATTCCCGGACCATAGCCACTAAATTCTTTCGCCCCCAGATAACCGTGTCCGAGACTATATCCGCCAAAAACGCATCCCCAACCTGCACCTTCAACAACGACATCAAATGATATGCAACCGTGATTTTCCATTGTCAGCTCCGCACCTTTGATTTGTGCGTTTCGGATATCGTAGCCTTCTTCAATAAGCTTTTTTTCTGTCCAGATCTTCATGTGTTCTCTCCTTCCCCACTTAGATACTTATTTCAAGAAGTTAGCTGCTACAGCAGCCAACCCCACAGCACTTCTTACAATTAAATCATGCTTTCATCCTAAGCCATTCAGCTTCTTGATTTTGTTGATACAATCATAATATCCAGCAACATAACCATGGCTGAAATCATCTTTACTTTCATCATGGTTGCAGCCCTCTTCTGGCAGCTTGATTGAATCTACCCAATCCATAGAATAAATCAGGCGTTTGACTTTGTTTCGCGCCTCCGGCATGTCTCTTAACTGTTCATTGATCTTTCTCAGTAAAACTTGTTCGTTAATCATTACTTCTCTCCTCAACCGTTGGAATTGTGTACCCCACTTTCACTTTTTCTGGATTAAATACACAAGCAGGGAGAATTCCATCCATTTCATTCACCTCTTCAGAGTACAAGTAACCAGTTTCACTCACGCTACGAGCACTGTTCAAATACGTAGTAGTTGAGGCGCCCCAAGGCGTGCAAGTCCACATCCATTCATGGATCAATGGAACGTGCTTGCGGTACTTTCTGTATTCATCACAGCTCAGGATAAACACTTTATCAGAAATCTTTCCGTAACCGTCATCGCCATTATCAGCTACTAAATCAATCTCATGAGGAATAAGATTGTCCTCGCCCAGTACTGGAAGTAGTTCATCTCGTAGCTTTTTGCGCAAACTTGATTCTGCATAGTTGTTGCAATAGTCCTCATCAAAACGATACCTTTCCCCGTTCCAACTGGATGCCATAACTGCTAGAACGCCACCGTCTACGTTATTGTCCAACGCAATCCACTTAAATCCTTTAAAGTAAAAATGACTTCCATCTGGAAGTGTTCTAATATCATTTTCTCTCATTTGACATTTCCTTTCCTGGTTTAGAATCAAACAAATTCCCGACTACTTCGCACTTATTTGACTAGTTTCCTCATAGTTCTCAACACTGATAAGCTCCATAAACTTATCTCTCTGGCGCTCTGAAACCTTGTTACCCTGCTTTTCGGGCTTGACAGCAATTGTAAGGTGTTTCTCAGCAATAGATGATAATTCCTTAGCTAGCGATTTCTTACCTTGCTGTATGCCCTCCAAATAATTTCTAGGCTGCTTTCTGCCTCCTATAGTTCCGCTTGAACGGTTTTCACCTTGTCCACCCAGACTAACATTCCGAAGCTGATAGCCATTTTCTGCATAAAATTTAATGTAATACTTTTCCTGTTCGTCAAGCTGGTCAAGCGGAACATTCATGTGTTCAACCTTCCATCCATAAGGATTACTTTCTGAGTACAGTTTGTGTTTTCTCAGGCTAAGATCTATGTGCTGTTTGTAGCCAACCATATGGTTAGCTAGCCTGCTAAGTATGTGCATGGCTTGCCCGATATACGCGAACCGGAAACCGTTCTCATCCTCTCTGGTCAAAATGTAGATTCCGCTTTCATCGTTCAGCTGGGGATTGATTTTCAGCAGTCGCTTCTTGTTCTCCTGCTCTATGGCTTTTGCCTTTGCAATGTTCTTGCATTTATTCATCAATAACCTCTATTTTCTTGATATGATTATTTTCCACACTCTCTCCTCCTTTCACACTTTTTACATAGCCAAACCGACCATGTGAATAAAAATAGCTTATGCTGGCTTCCTGATCTGCTTTCCCATTATCAATATGGCTTTGGCAGCATTGCTCTGCTCGCTTTCTGGCGCCCTCTTCTCCAAATGCCTGTACATTCCAACCTTCTCCACAAATATTGCAATGTATGTATTTTTTTACTTTTACTTGATGTCCTTCACGGAAATGTTTTTCTATTTCTGCTTTATTTGTGGAGTTCAGCATACAAATCGGGCAATAATAGTAGGTCATGCTTTTAGTTCGTTCAAACTTCATTTTTGCCTTCACTTTTTCAACTCCCTTCCAAGTTCTTCTAAGCAAAAGCAGAATGCTTCGCAACTCAACTTTCCTAAAGCAGAAACTGATTTTTGCAGTCCATCTTTAATTCTTTCAAGGCAACTCCCCAAATCTGTAAATGTAGTTGTTTCTGAATCCATAATTTTTTTCGATGGTTCTTCAAGCGATACCAGTTGCATAGCTTGTTGATATTGCTTTGGATTCATACCATAAAGTTTCTTAAACTGCTTCTTTCTCTGTCTTTTATTCATTTGACTGTCCCCACCACTCTCTACAAATTTCCCAAGTTTTGCCATCTTTTTTGCATAACAGTCTGATCATTTTACTTGAATTAACGAAAGCTATAACTGTTTTCGGAACATTTTCGCTTTTCATGAAATAATCCCTTGGATTCATGCCGTGAATCTTCTTGAACTGTTTCTTTCTCTGCCGTTTATTCATCGTTTACACCTCCTTCCAGTGCTGCTCAAAATCTTCTACTGTGACCAGGAACAAAATGTGCCGTTTTTCACTACAAATGGTAACTTCCCCTCCTTCCTTGCGTTTAAACTGCCACTTTTGCTGTGGTAAGCAGCTTATCCAACATTGATCGCCAAATATATACTGGCACCATACTTTAGGTCTGCACCATCCTTCTTTATCCATTGGATTTTTCCTCAAAGCTCAAAGGCTTCTTCCATGGCTGCTGTAAGCTCGTTTGCATTGTGAAGTGCCACTTCTGCTTCAAAAAATTTTCCTTCTTCCATTCCTTTGCTAGCTGCCTTAATAAGGAAATCATGAAGAATTACAGCTGCATCGATACTGTAAATATTTACCGAAATGCACTTCTTATCCTTTAATGCGTAGCTTGATACTATTGACATTTTTATACCTCCGCCATAGTTTTTTCTTTAAAATAATCCTCATTGCTTACGAATTTATCAATCTTTCCATCCTTGAAAAGTACAAATTCTGCCAGAAAGTGATCGCTGTTTTGAATCATTGAGCATTCAATATATTCCCCAGTCTCCTCATCGTATTTTTCAAACCAGTTCTCCACTCCATCATCACAGGTAGTATTTTTAAAAACAAAATACGGATACTCTTTTTCGTCAATAGACCTAATGCTACTCGCAATTTCCGAAAAACGTTTAATGATATTCTCTGGTTTTGAAGCTTCCAGATATTGGATATTCTGTTCCGTAAACTTAATAATCGAATCCGCTATTAAGTCTTTGTCATTGGTAGAAAAAATGTTCTGATTAGAAAGTTCCCAACATACTCTATCTGGTGTATTATCACAATTATTAACCTTTTCATTTGTTTTTGACCATACTTTGGGGCCATAATGCGGTTCAATAATCATTAGCTTGTATCCATACGGAGTCTCGATGTAGTCTGGAATATATTTATTCGGCAGCATTTCCCATATATTGGGAGAGAAAAGCCATGAATTAGGATATTCAAAAAGCACCGTTCCCGTATAATCACTCCTTATTCCATACATTTTACTTCTGCTCATATCTTTCTCCTACTTAACCAACTCTAATGCTTGTTTTGCAAGCTTGTCAGCATAATCATTATACTTGTCACCTGAATGCGCTTTGATCTTCTCAAAGGTGATTTGAACTTTTTGCGCAGCCTCTCTTACAAATTTTACATATGACTTTGTTGCTTCTTTGTTTGCACTCCATTTTCCAAGTGGCCAGTTTGCTATTCCATCATAATCATAACGTATAATAAGTCGCTTCTTATTGTTTTTGATGGCATACTCTATCGCAGCTCTAGCGCCCATGATCTCACCTGCAACGTTTCGCATACTGCGAAGGCTAGAATCAGAAAAGAAGCTCTTATTGAAGGCCTTTTCCTCTCCATTTTCCAATATTACCATGCCATAGGAGAAGCACTGGGTAGACTGATCGTAGCTTCCATCGACATAGGCAACCAAATCAGTAATCTCAATGGGCATTCGGTCATAAGCTGATGTAATTTGTTCGTTAATCGCTTTCAAATATTTTTCCTCCTTCCGCTTGATTTTCTTCTTTTAATTTCTTCACAAATTCCCTGTATCTTCTTGTATATTCGTAACTATCGTTAAATACGTATGTTGCCGCTTTTGCAGATCTCAATCCTTAAAAATTATTTGGATGTATCCTATTCCTCTTCCGAGCTTGATTCTGTTCCCCGGTGAATGCTTTTCTCAATTTCTTCATCGGTTGGCACAACGGCATATGGAGCCTTTTCTAAAATGTTCTCTATAAGTTTCTCGAATGCAGCCTCGGCATTTTCTGCGTTCTTATATTTGCCAATTGGGTAATCAGTCGACTCGTTTGAGCCTTTAACGTGTTTTAATAATATTTCTGTTTTTGAAAGTCCGTTAATGTAAACGTCAACTACATTGTCCCAGTTGTAAAAAGCATTTCTATCTTGTCTTACAATGATCACCTCAAACATCTCCCTTCTTTTTAATTAAACGGTAGTCCTTCATCTTCCACATTATCCGGAATATTCATAAACCCTTCATATCCACCTGCAGGTGCTGGTTCTGGAGCTGGCTGCGTATTCTTCTTGCTTTCCACGAACTCCTGCTCATCCACAACTACATCCGTTGTGTACACCTTCTGTCCATCCTTATTTGTGTAGCTACCTGTCTGGATGCGTCCAGTAACAGCAATCTTTGTTCCTTTGTGCAGAAATTTCTCTGCAAGCTCTGCATTCTTTTTGAAACTGATACAGTTAATGAAGTCTGCATTCTGACCGTTATCTTGCTTACGGTTTCTGTCTACAGCCAGTGTATATCTGGCTACCGCCATTGTCTCCTGACCCTGTGTATAGCGTACTTCAGGGTCTTTGGTTAACCTTCCGATTAGAATTACTTTGTTCATACTGAACCTCCTAAATTTATTTGATATGCTTTTCAGCATAATCTGGCTTTATCTTTTTTAAGTTGGTTTTCAAAATGGAAATATCCACTCAGTGCAGCAATCGAACCTGCATACCCATCAGGTAATCTGTGCAAAGCTGTAATTTAATTAAATTTCATAGCCATTAAACATTTCAAGAGCTGCTTCGAATTGGTCTTTTTGCAATTCTCCATTATTACAAATTTTAAAATTTCCGATAGTGATAGACTCTATGCCACTAATATAAGGCTGTCCGTTACAATCAATGTTAGTGCTAGTAAAAACAAGTGCATCAATCAACGTGTATATTTTGATTAAGTTGGTGTAGGCAAGAAGATTGCCTAATTTCAACGCTTCTGTAATCGTTGGTGGGAAATTATTTTTGCTCTCTTCAATCAGCACTACTTCTGCAATTTCGTGTAAAATGTTAGTTACTTTCATTTCTTTTTACCTCCAACCTTGTATTTCATCAGCAGATACTTATAGCCATCAATGATTCTCTGGACATCTTCACTATTTCTTTCTTGCCCTCTGGCTGCCTTTTCTTTCATCCACTCTGGCTCTATACCAGAATATGTAACTTCTTGTACCAGATCACAATCGTTTGATGATGCGAAATACTGCACAAATGTCTTGCACCTGCAGAAACCTTCAAGACATAACGTTAATCTGGTAATTTTGTCCATAATCTCAGTGAAATCATACGGAACATGCTTTCTTGGCTTATATAATCTGATGATCTTACCGTCTGTAAGCTCTACAATGTAGCCACATCTTCTTTTTGAAAACTCCTGCATTTCTCTGCTACACGGATATACCTCGGTCTTGATGATCTGCATGTACTTTTTTCTCAGCTCCTTCTGTGTCATTTTCACATCTTCCTTTCTTCACTATATCTCTTTGATTTTTTATGCCTAAAAGCATATTGATCAGAGCTGGAACACCTCTTTCTTTAAAGTTTGATCCTTTTCTTTCTTCTGCCTAGTTCCCTCTGCCTTGTAAGGGTATACATAAGCTCTTCCTCTGGTCTTATTTCCTGCTTAATCTTCAATTTAAACATTGTTCGCATAGCTTTGCGAAAATCTTTTCGCTCTTTTTCTGTCATGCCAAGTTCAAAAGCAAGCGTAGGTGCAATTAACTTTTCATTCAGTAAAACTTGCCGATTTTTCTTCACTTTGAAGCCCTTCTTTCTTTTAATACTGAAGCACCCCTGCGTCCATTCTTTCGTTATATCTTTTCTCTGCATAGTACCTAAATGTATAGTATTCAAGACCGCATTTCTTTGCAGCTTCACTGCATCCAATGCTACCTTGTTCCCATTCGAGATATACGTCTGTGAAGTTTGGTGGAAGAATCACTCCTCTCTGGATTCCTTTTCTCTGCTCTCCAATCTCTTTTAAACGGATATTTGCATACTTACGGAATGTTGTATGTGATATCCCACATTGTCTAGCTGCCTTTTCGTCTGAGAGTAATCCAAGCTTCCACTGCTCGAAACATTCATCAAACATTGGTGGCAAAGGCTTTGGTGGTACTTTGTTACCTGTCTTGACGGTATGTCTATCACCTCTCTTCACAAGTTCTTCTCTTGCATATCTTTCAAAAGTCGTGACGCAAACACCTATCTTCTTTGCACCTTCTGGTCCAGTTAGCTTTCCATCCCTCCAGGCAATGTAAAGCTCCTCTGGAAGTGTAGTTTTTTTCGCGACAAAGTTTGATCTATGACCTGTTTGTTTTTTAGGTGCCTTTGCCTTAGCTGTATCTTGCCAGTGTAGCCAATTTTTATACATTGGACGTTGGTTAAATTTCGAGCAGTGATACCCTAACTGGATATTATATGCACGATTATCAGCTTCTTCTGCAGCTTCTTCTTTGCTCAGAAATACTGCCCTTCCAAGCGCTAATCTCTCCCAATGATGTATATTATTCGTATTGCTTCCGATGTCACGTTTTTCGGTTGCCGTATCAAAATGTGTGTCTGTCACGGCTATAACAACCGATTCAACAACTTCAAGTCCGTAGTTGTCGAACCCTTCGAATCCCTTTTGTTTTAACTCATAGTTGGTTAATCGGTATTCCTCTACGTGATAGACAGGAGTTCCGATCTTAATCTCATCCATTCAAATCCTCCTTTATCAGTTTTAGATCATATCCACTCTCTACAAACTCTTTGGTGAGCTTGTGCCTGATACCATTGCCTAAGTACTGGTATATATCAAGCATGTCATCATCAGAAAAATTCGTCTGCAGATACTGGTTTATACTCTTTCGAGTTCTATTCCAGAATCTTACGTTCCTTATGTGTTGCTGATAAACCATTGTTTTGCAAGCGTCCCTTGACACATATTCAAGCAATTTACATTTAAGATCTTCTTCGCTCTCAATGTCAGCTACGGAAAAACCAGAATGCTGCTTGTTTAAGAGCAAGTACCCATCGCTGTTGATACTGCTACCAGGAAAGCATTTCATAAGCTTTAAAATTTCATTCAGAATCATAATCGCTCCAATCTATCTTCTGTCCGCAATATGGACAGTGTACGCAAACTCCTGCTTCTGATTCGTACCGTGTGCCACATGTCGGGCAATACCACTCGTATACATTTTTGCTTGATGTACAGATGACTGGTTCTTCTGCAATTGTTTTATGCATGTCTCTGTTTTCAAGAATGTTGTTGACTATTTCACATGCCGTTTGTAGTGGTACTACACGGCAATAGGTATGTGGATATGCTGCCGTAACCATCAATTCACTATTGCTAACCAAAAGGTTTTTGATTTCATCACTTTTTGCAATAGACATTTAACAATCCTCCCGATCAATCTTCTGTCCACATTTTGAACAATAGGAAGCAAAGCAATCATTTATGATGTTTCCACATACAGAGCAGCTACATGCGTTCTTGTCTGCTAGAATAACCAGTTTTTGTGGAACCTGCTTTTTAAGAGCGCTATGTGCCTTCATGAATGCAACCGCGGTTCTCATTGATTTTTCAACTGCCTTGTAGTCCTTTTTCTTCAAGGCTTGCTCAGTTGCTCTGGTGCAAGTATCAAGTTTCTTCTTTAATATCTTCAAGACTTCTTTATTGCTCATTTGCTTTTCCTTTCTTACAGGAACGGACATGTTTCGTAATTAAACAATTGCCAGGTCTTACCTGCTTCTGCAACGTCCACATTTGCCATTCCTGCGACTTCTTTTATTCTTGTAACAATTTCTTCCGGCACTGCGTTATTTGCGCTTAAATGGCAAATAATGACGTTCTGGAGTGCGTTTGTTGTGTTAGCTTCTATGAAGCCTGCACACGTTTCTAACTCCATATGCCCCTTAATGACATGCAATCGTTTACCAGTGACATCCTCTGAAATGTACTTCTTTTGGTAATTGCAAGACACCAACATGTGGTCAATATCCTTAAATCGCCACCTTACAAACTCTGTATCAGTAATGTAGAGCATTCGCCCCATCTCTGGATGCTCGATGATGAATCCATAGCACGGACACTCTGTACCGTCTGCATCGGTATGTTTGAAGTGTCCATGCACATCATTCATCGGAACTGATACAATTCTAAATTCACCATATCCACCGATATAGGAGTTATCTTCATAAGGTTTGTAGACTGGGATTCCCATTTCTTCCAGATCACTGACTGCTTCCGAGTGATCTCCGTGTTTATGGGTTACAACGCATCCAACAATATCAGATACCTTCCAATCGCATCCCTTTTTGATCTTCATGATCGGGATTCCTGCATCAAGAAGAAGCATCTTGCCTTTGTTATCCTTTAAAACATAGCAATTACCAGAACTTCCGCTGGCTAAGCATGTTAGAATCATCTAAAAAACTCCTCTCTCAAGTTCTATGTCATTCATCCTTCCACGCTTTCAATGTGGTAACGACCGTATCCGCTTGTTCTTCCACTTCCAATTCCGTTTCCAAAACCTGCAAGACGAATAATGTTTAAGATCTGTTCCAGAGAATATGCATTCTCCGTATATTGAATTGTAAAAGTTGCGCTCCATCCGCTAAATCTATTCAGTCTTACAAGCACTGGAGCGCCCTTCTTTGGTGACATAAGCTTTTCGTCAACAAAATGTTCCGCAAACTTGATCGGAACCAGATTTCCCTTTGCAATTACATTTACAGCGGCATTGAACTTAGTTGCGTAAGTATCAATCTTGTTTTGTACAACAGCCTGTCCAAATGACTTTTTTAAGCCAAATGCCGTAATGCACGGTGCATTGTTGGTCAGTGCTTCTCTCAAACCTTCCTCTGTGAAGTCTGTAGGCTTTCCGTTATACCAGTGCATAGAGGTAATGATTTCTTCCCATACATTTGTAGCCGCTGTGTCCTTAGCCTTGTTCTTTCTCTCATCGGTCAGCTTTCTGGCGCTGCAATCATTCATCTTGTTAAGTACCAAATCCCCATCACCTGCAATAGTAATTCTTGCCTGCTTGATGCTTAACGGTTTCAATTCGATAACCTGTGTTTCTTCCTTCTTTGTCATAATTTGTTTTCTCCTTTTTTGTTTTGGTCTAAGCTTTCGCTCGAGGCACGTCATGAACGTTGTGATGCAATGTTATGTGCTATTTTGTGCTGCTGTGTGGTATGCTGTACTGTCATGTGCTATTTTCTGCGGCTCATGCCGCATCTCGAGTGAAAGTTTTAAGTGTTCTGGTAACACTTGCAGACAACATGAAATGCAATGTTTTCTCTTGTTATGTGCTATTGTGTCGTGCTGTGTCTTGTTCTGTTCTGTTGTATTAGGCAACTCATGCTGCCTGCAAATGCTACCAGTTTGTTTTGTTGGTATCCACTCGGTACATAGCATAAACTATGCATAATTATGTATATTGTTGTATTCTGTGATGTTTTAAACTATCCTGTACTTTGTTATGACATATTGCTTATGCCACATATAGAATGGATACCTTTTGCGTCGTGTTATGTACTATTCTGTCTTGTATTATTCTGCCTTGTACTGTTTTGTTTTGCTATATTCTGTTCTGCCCTGACTCATGGGCTAGCATAAAGCAACAAATAATCTGTTTTGTAGTGTAGTGTATTGTTATGTTCTGTCCTATCCTATCACTTTTTGCTATATACTTGAGGCTTACTTGCTGCCTCATACTAGCCCATAAAATCTGCTTAACTCGAATGCTCTGTGAATGATGCAATGTTATGTGCTGTTGTGTCGTGTTATGTTCTGTCCTGCGCTGTTATGTTTTTGACATATGAGCCATTTCTTTTCTCAGATGGTGCATACCGTTACACCATCCATAGAACACTCGAATTAAGCATTGAAACTGTTTAGACGGCTATCTTGTCGATTTCTTCAAATACGCTCTCTAACTCAGAAAGCGACTTATACCGATTTTGAAAACTTCTCAGCTCTGCGTAAGCCCTCTGCAGCAACTTCTGATACTCGTCAGGTTGTGTTGCAAAATGCGTTGTCGGCATATACACATTTCTCTGGCTTGTGATCTGGAAGTGCCTAATAGGCGGCTTGCTATCCTGCTTTGGTACAACTACAAAGAACTGGATAAGCTGTCTTGCCTGCTGCAAGCGATATTTTTCTGCCGCTATGCTATCGTTCCATTCAAAACACTTGTGAAGCTCTGACTGTTCGTCTCTTGCTTTCTCAAGTACTTGTTCTGGCGTTATCTCTGCATCTCTTCCGATTTCGTCCAGACACTTTGCAGCGTTGGCTTTAAAAATTCCTTCTATTCTCCATTTGATTTCATCCATAGGCTATCTCCCTACTGCATAAACGCTGGGAGTTCCTGCTGACCATCTGCATCGGCTTTTAACTCTCGATTTCCAGTTACAGGCTCAACAAATGCTTCTGAATTTGCTTCATTTTTAATTTCATATGCAACATTTTCCTGCTCAATTTCAATTGGAGAAATGTCTTCAAATTGATCAAGTCTGTCGGATATCTCAGAAATATTGCCATCTGTACTCGTATTTGCGATCATTTTGCACAAACGGTTGATTACAGTTTTCTTTGACATCTGATCTCTGAATTTTGTGTGTGTGCTGGCGGCATCCTCTTTCAATCCACCCATTCGTTGATTCCATGCTTTCTTCAGCTGGTTAATATTCATGATCTCTACTATCTGGCTTCCATCTTCTAGTGTTCCAACGGCATAAGCACCTTTGATTTTGTCATTATCAATGTTCATGAAGTCCTGCGTATGTTCATCAATAACTTTCTCACCATTAACGATGTGATACTTAAATGTATCACCCTCATAGATGATCTCTGCACTGATCTTCTTTAAACCGTTACGTCTTGCCAATGTGATATTTCCAAAGTAAGATTTCTGGAATTGGCACTTTCCGCCGTAGGCGATAAAATATCCCTGCTTTTTGTTGACATTGAGTGCCAATGTGGCCATTTCCATAAGCGAATTTACAATACTAGCCTGTGAGCAGCTTTCAAGAACCGGTCGCTTATCTTTGTCAACAGTATCTTTTAATACCAGATACGCTCCAGTTAATGCATTTGCTACGTTGTAGTCTTTTGGAAATGCCAAGCCAAAGTTCTCTTTCTCTTTTAATTGGCGTACAAGTCCATCAATAAGGTTATTATTTACAATTAAACTGGCCTGCTGATTTCCTGTACTTAATGCTTCTGCTTTAGCCGCTGCCATTATTCCTCGCCCTCCTTAATCTCAATGTGCATCTTGTCAAAAAACTTGCTCAAATCATCAAATGATTTGAATGTGTTATTGCAAAATATAAGGTATGCAGAAATGTCGTTCATTAAATTGCCTGTAATATATTCTATTTTGCCTTGCGTCACTTTAAACTTTAACCCTGTTGGGAAAAGCACGTCATCACCTTTTACAACTTCTACTGTGCCATTGTAAGGAACTGGCTGTTTTTTCTCTTCCTGCTCTGGCTCTGTGCCCTCTGCACTGTCTGTGTCATTATTCTTGTCAGCCTTTAATACATCTAGTAATTCCTGCGCAGCGTCTCTGAGTGCTTCCAAAAAACTAAGATCATCTCTACTTTTGAAAAATCCCAATCCCGCTTCTTTGGTTTGATTGTCTTTAATAGCAATCATTCCTATACGTTCTCCAGCACATATCTCAAATCTCTCACTCATAATTATTCTCCTTGTTCAATTTCATTGTTTTCTGGCACTCTTTTGATCGTCTTGATATTGCTTCTTCCATAGGCTTCTATCCATGAAAGGTCTACCGGCTCATCTACCACTGTGACTTTTGTGCCGTTTGGAGTTACTGCTTCGTCTCCAGGCTTTAAATCTTCCTCTGTCGCAAAACAATAACTTCTTTTGCTGCCCTCATATCGGGCTTTTACATAATTACTCATTAGCTTTCTCCTTTTAATGCGAAGATTGATGAGGAAAAGATACAAACCGGGCGGACACCGCAGCTGCCGTAGCAACCATAGATGTCGACGTAGCCAGACGAAAGAACAACGGCAGTCCACATATAATATTCGTTGCACGGCGTACTCCATGGAGTAAGTAACCACCAGCAATACCCTTCGTTTGGGATCAGGCTTCTGTATTTTCTGTACTCGTCAAGAGTAAGCAGCGAAACCTTGTCTTTACATGCTCTGTATTGATTCTGTCCATCAACAGACAGTAAATCCCTCTCAAACCCAATAACATTCTCCTCTCCAATTTCATTTTCTATTTTTTCAAGGAGATCACTATTCAGATGCTGACGTAGTTCACTGATTCTCCAGTCATTTATGTCTGGATCAAATCTCATCAACTCTGATTTTTCTGCAAGGCACATACAGCCTGAATCAAGAACATCAAGGATTTTCCATTTTAGCCCTGCAAGTTCGAACTGATTGCCTGCTTTAGGCTCAACATCAATTTTTCTTTTTGAATTACCTTCTAAAATGTTTACTCTTTTCTTTAGATCATTGAACTGCTTTTGCAGTTCTTCTAATGTTAATTCAGCCATTTATTTTCCCTTCGATACAAAGATGTCAGATTTCAAGATAAAAGCCGGGCGAACACCGAGGCTGTCGCAGCAAATGTCGTAGTAGAAGTAGCCGGACGGAAGAACAACGGCAATTGAGCGATTACATTCACGGTTTGGACCAGTCCATGCTGTACAAGTCCACCACCAATCATCCAAATCCTTATTAACAATCAAATCGTTATACTGTCGAGCCTCATCAAAAGTGAGCGGGCGAACTTTGCATGTTAACTCTCCGTAGTCGTCTTGTCCATCTACCGTTGTTAAACTTACGGTGTGTTCTACTAGGTTCTCGGCTCCTACTTCATTTTCAATAGTTGGCTGGATTTTAGCTTCGATGTATTTTCTAAGTCCAGATGTTTTGTAATCCGCTGTATCATCTGCAAATTTTCTGTCTTCTGCTATAAAATCCTTCGAGATAACCTTGGTTTTTCCTTCGTGCTGTTCAAGGACAATATAATCATTCTTTCCAATACAAAATGTTTCTCCAGCTTTTAAGCTAGCCAATTCAACCTTGTTACTCTGCTCTCTTTCTTCAAGCATTTTTACCAATGCTCTTGCAGCTTCAAGTTCTTTGCTCATGTCTGTCTCCTTTCTTATAGTCGTGGTGACTTAACTAAATCACGCACAACTCTATATTTTGAAATGTTTTCTCCATCTTTCTCAACAAAGTAGAACGCTCCATCATTCGGCTCTCTGAAACCGCTGTAATACTTTGTATTTACCATTACCGCATCCTGCTCCTTGCAGCGGCTGCACCATTCGCGGATTTCTGCGCCTAGGTAACTTTCTCCGCTGTTCACTACAACCATTTGCTCTCTCCTTTCTTTTCTTCTCTGGTGGATTGTAGCAATCTATAAACTCGTGTAAGTCATACAAGCTGCATCCTCTAAATTTCAATGTTTCATTTTGTTTCCATAAGTGCTCTGCCCTTACGCCAAATTCATCTGAAAAGCTTTGGATCAACCCTTTCATGGCTTTCTGCCTAGCTCTTTTAATTTCTGTTGCCGTCCTTCCAGTCCTTGGCGCTATTGCATCCACTCTTCTACAGATATGTCCAATCAGCTCCAACCGCTGCTCCTCTGTTAGCTTCATAGATTTATTGGAGTTGGCGATAAATCGCCTGAATGATCTTGGCATCATACAACGCATTGTGTTTTACCCCTTTAGGAAGCGGCTTCCCCAACTTTGTTAAGAGTTGTTCGCGTGATAAATCAAACGCTTCCTTTTCAGAAATTCTTAGCACTCTTGCAATATCCTGATTGATGTTGTGGCAACTTGCCGATATGCAATTAGGAAGCTCCAGTGCAGAACTTGCCAGAAGATCAACCAGTAAAACAAAATCGTAATGAGATACATCTGACACGAACTGAATATCACTCTCAAAATGTTTAAGCCATTCAAGAAGTGATTCTCGTACATCATATTTACTACCAACCACAAATACGGTGTTTTCCTTGTCTAGTAACTCTGCAAGCTCCTTATTCTCGCCCTTTACCACTGTATTTGATAATACGTTTTCCTCAATCCAAGGTGTGATCTGATAATCTGCGAAGTCATTAAATTCTGCGTAAAAAGATTCACCACTTGCAGATACAATCCCGATACTTATTAGGGTTGTGTCTTTATGCAATCCTGTAAACTCTGCATCAAAGTACAGATTTATCATTTTCTTTCGCTCCTTCCTTTTCTTTATATTCCTCTGCCTGCTCCATTCCGATGATGTAGGCAAGCTGTTCTTCTGTTAAACATGGAAGCAGCCGTGTTGCTGTTTCAAGCAATTGCTTTTTGCTTTCCCCATGGTAAATAAAAATTGTTGATCACTCTCCTTCTTCATTATCTTCAATGCTGCTTGGATTCAGCATTATCATTAACAGCTTCTTCCAAGCAAATGATGTGTTTACTACATATCCCTTTGCAGTTTGATACTGCATATGTACCACATGTGGGTACTTCGCTTTAATTACCGCGTTGACCGTTACCAGTGTTCCATCTGGCGTTTTTACATTCAGCACAACAGTGTCGCCCTGCTTTGCTGTTTCTTTCAGCAGCTCCGCGTCTCTGCTCATTTCTCCACTCAAATGCGGCAATATTTCTCTTAGATTCATACATTTCCTTTCTATATGGCTCAGGCATTCTAGCCCAAGCCACAATTTCATAACCAGAATCTTCAAATCCACCATCTGGCAAATTCGCCTGGCAAGCTTCTTTCGAAACCCACCATCTAAATCTGTTCTTTGGGTCTGGTCCCCAATAATACTCATGGGTAAGTCTAGTCTCGCCCCATCTAATTGTACACAGCAGATAGCCTGCGGTCTTATCTGGCATCTTTTTAGTCATCCAGAACATCTTTTATCACCTCTCTTAATTTATATTTGCAACTTTTCTTTTTTGCTTACGATGTTGTTGTGGCCATGTTCTCTATCAAGCCGAGCAAATAGTTGTTCTGGATACTAGAGTAGCTATTTGTCACTTCGCTCAACTTCTTCAAAGTGCGCTTTTTCTGCTCTGTCAGAAAACGGTATGTTGTCTTAGACTTTTCCTTTTTATCTGTCATCACGCCTGCACCTCCTTTCTACATGTTTCCATTCTTTCGATGTAGCTAATCATGTCAGCAAAGCTTTCTGCTCTGTACAAGATTGCTCTGTTTGTGTCAGCAAGTAGTGTGTATGCACTATCAAACTGGAATATGTAATACTTATGCATTCCCTCGTAGTACATGCAATCTTTAAGTACTACAAACTTATTGATATCCATTGTTTGTTCCTTTCTTATGTAACTTCTGCTATCATTTCTGCCTTTATCTTGGCGAACTTGTTGATAAAATGGATTTGCCCTTTACCAGTTACAAGTGTTGTTCTTGTGATTCTGACGCTTCCGTCCGGATTCACAACGGTACGTTCTTTAACTTCAAAGAGTTTCTGTTCCATCGCCTTCTGTGTCGGCATGTTTTTACTACCGCCACATTTAATTAGGTAGTCGTTTTGACGCATCCACTCAAAGAGTCTGTTTTGCCCGATCTCGTGGCCATTCTGGCAAATCAGTTTTGCCATGTCTCCAATTAGGATCGAGGTCCTGCTAGACTCCACTGCATCTGCAAAGATTTCTTTAGGCTTCATGCGCTCTGTGTCTGCAATCAGTACCTTGTTATCTGCCTTGAGCCTATCAATCTCGTTATTGGCAATCTTTAAGGCTCGTGCCATCACCTGCTCTGGTGTGTTCCATGCCTTTTCAAGATCAATGAAGTACTGGCGGTACTGCTTGCCCTTGTCGGTGCGCTGAATCATACAAATTTGCTTTGCCATGTCGATGGAGATTTGATGTTCTGTGTAAGTTGTTTCGTTTCCTTGAGCTGTTAGTCTTTTTTGACTAATAGCTCTGTAGTCTACATTCTCAGAAAAGCCATACTCGCACATGCGGTCAAACCACTTAGTATACTGCGTGCCAATTCCTAATCCCTCATGCAATTCTCTGGCTGATACAGTAGGCTGCTCTGACTCGTAGTTAATTCTCAAGAGTTCCATGTTTCGACTCCTTTCTGTTTAGTTTTCAATGTGCTTTTTGTTGTTTCTGAGAACAGTATACGTCTTTAGCATTACATTGTCAAGACTTTTTTTGTTGTTTTTGTTATATTTTTTGTTGTTTTACAGACTTTTTTATTTGACTTCTTTATTGTTATGTGGTACAATGCAAAGTGAAAGGAGGCGAAAAATGCAATGAAAACAAGATTTAAATTATTAAGGCAGGAGCTTGGAATGACGCAAGAGGAATTTGGCTCTAAAATTGGTGTTGCGCGTAATACGATAGCTCAATATGAAAGCGGAAGAATTGTTCCTTCAAATCCTGTTATCACAAACATTTGCAAGGAATATGCTGTCAATGAAACTTGGCTCCTTACTGGAGAAGGCAATATGTTTAATGACATTACGCCATCAGAAGAGATTGAATCATTTCTTGGCACGCTTGCAATAGCAGGCGATGAAAATTTCAAAAAACGTCTAATCCTTTATCTTGCGCAAATGAAGGATTCAGATTGGCAAGCATTAGAACATGTGCTTGATACTCTTCTCGCTGGAAAAGACATCATCTTTCCTCCGGAGCCGAAAAGTGAGCAGTAATCCTAAGTGAGACAAACAATGGACACCCATTTCTGGGTGTCCATTGTTTATGATAATTTTATAATTGACATGCTTCTTGAATGATTGTATAATTCTTTTATAAAATTATTTTGTTTTAACAAAGGAGGAGGGCAAATTCATGATTAAATTAAAAACAACATTAGCCGCATTCTTTAGTTTTTCAGTTGCAACATCTGCTGTTGCATTCGGTATGCCTACATATACGAATGATTACGGTAAAGGAACTGCAGAAGTCCAATACAAGGATTTTAAACTTTTACTCCCTAAAAACTGGACAGAAGTTGACACTGAAGATGATGATTCTCTCATGTTTGCAATTATGAATGATAACGATATCGCTGAAGGATATGTTGGATTATTTTCAGAAGAGTTTGAAGATCTGGAAGATTTTTGTGATTATCCAGTTTCAGTATTAGAATCTATGCTTTCTGATACTTTTCTTTGGTCAAATCCTTGTAAATTTGAAGAGTATCCAATATTATCAGATACAGAACATGGCTATTTCGCTGCATCCGAGCAAGATATAAGTGGTGATTCAGTCAAAAGTTATGCTTTATCTTTTAGTTACAGCAAAAAAATATATTGTTTTTTCGTAAACATATATTCTGATGTTGATTCAGATTATTCGTTCGACATTGCTCACGTTTTTAATTCTATTTGCTATAATGACAACGTTAGCGCTGATGAAACCACAGCAACAGAATCTGAAAATCTTGAGGATATCGGTTATGGTCCCGGACAATACAAGGTTGGAACCGATTTACCAAGTGGAGAATATTACGTTTTAGCTCTTTATGATGGAATACCTGGTTATTTTTCTGTAACATCCGATGCGAATGGTGACAATATTATTCTTAATGACATTTTCGATGTTAATTCCATTGTTTCTGTTAACGATGGAGAATATTTGTCTTTGGATGATGCTACTGCTATCCCATCATCATTGTTTGAAACTGAATATACAATAAATTATCAAGATTTTACATCTGGAATGCTCAAAGTTGGACATGATATTCAGCCGGGAGAATATAAATTAACTGCTTCTGGTGATTCTTCTGCTTACTGGTCTATTTATTCAAATGCAAGACATGATATTGTATCTAACGATTATTTTGATGGAAGCAGTTATGTCACATTGTCTGATGGTCAATACTTCAATTATGAAGATTGTACTATTAGCCAATAATAAAAATCAAAGAGGCCCCCATAATTGTGATATGGAGGCCTTTTTTCATTCTCTCTTTAAGACGTAGTAAACAACTCTCAATGTTGACAGCCTATCTTCTGTTTTTAACTTTTCTTTTATCTTCTTCATGTAATACCGTTTCATTGCTTCTTCAACATCCGCATCAATATCCTTTTCAGTTCTGCTTTCTGCCATTCATTGCCCTCTCTTTCCTCTATTCTCTCGTCATTACCTGCGCGATCAGCTCGCAGCGATATTCCTTTACGTCGTCTCTATCTGTTAACTGATATAAAAAATCAAGCAATTCCATTTCGTTACGTTTTCCTTCCGGAATAAAAGTAGATATATATGTAATCGCTCTTTTTACATATTCATTGCCTTTTAATTCCACGATACTATTTAAAAAACGTCTAACTACATCACACATATAATCACCTCTCCTTTGCAATTGCATCCACAGAAATTTCGTATGCAACTTTAACTGTTTCTGTTTCATGTTCTCTTTTGATATAAGTTCTGCTCTGGATTCTTCCAGACAGTCTAATTTTTTCCCCAACCTTTAAATTTGATGCCTTTCGAGCGAGTTGGTTCCAGGCAATACAATGTAAATAATCGCTCTTGCCATATGGACGATTTACAGCAACTATAAGCTCACATAACTCTTTTTTTAATGGCGTTGTGCGATATATCGGTTTGCTACATAAATACCCAGTCAATGCGATTTGGTTTCGATATTCCCCGCTTTCTACTTTGATTTCACGGACCAGAAAGTACTGCTGTACATGCCTTTTGCCGTCACTGGTGTAATAATTCTTGCTTCGCCATTCTCCAATCACTGTCACTTCATCCTGACGCTTCAAAGCCCCGATTCTATCCTTTGCAACAGCGATTGGTATTTCATCCTTTACTCCACTCAGGCGGCTTGTCTCGATGGTGTTTGAACAAAAATCACTTTCCAAGCAGTCTAATGTTGTAAAATTGTCTAGTAATTTACCATGAATAATGGCAAAATTAACCATTGACTCTGTTGCTTTGCAGTTGTAAACTGTCATCATTAGTAGCCTCCTTTCTCTTTTCTGCTATGGTATAGATAATAGCACTGGTGACTACAATTGTATTGACTTTGTTCACATTTTTTTCGGTCAAAGTTTTTTGGCTATTTCTCAGGCTTTTAAACACTAAAAAACTTTGACTTTGCTTTTTGCTTGATGTAGCCAATAAATTATACTTTTTATTTTTGCCAAAGTACAATTTATTGTAAAAATGACATTTTGAACGAATATGAAGGGTGGTTTTTGACATGAGGAATCGAGTAGCTGATACTGAACGACTTATAAAAGTTATAATTTATGTGCGCAAAAATGCAGGATTGTCACAAATGGATTTGGCAAAAGCACTTGGAAAGAGCGTAGGAACAATAAAAAACTGGGAGAATGGTCTTGGTGCGCCAGACTTTCCAGCGCTGCTAGAATGGTTTAACAGATGTGGTGTCGATGCAGAAAAATGTCTTATGGCTATCTATGACCCTAATAAGTATGAACGTATTTATCACCCTAAAAAAGATAGTGAGACACTGTCTGCTCTGCAGGAATACTTAAAGCACGAAGACGCTGAGTATCTGAAACGTCTGTATTACAATGTCTTTTGTGATACTGGGTCTGATTGGCACGCACAACTTGATATGCTTACGGCATTAAACAAATTGCCGCTTGCTGACCGTATAACGTCAGCTCAAGCATATCTCGACAATTTTCTGATTCGGCAGGCACGCGGTGAGGTTAAAGATGCTTTTATAGAGCCTGACTTGAAACATTTAGAAGAATCAATACAGCAAGCAAAGCAATCTGTTTGTGAGAGAAAAGATTCTTATCTTAAGAATTTGAAATGATAGGGTGTTCCCTATCATTTCAGTTGGAATAGTAATAAATTGCAACAGCTTTTTTCCATCCATTTCCACTATCAGATGTCTGAACATAGATATCGCCTTTTCTTCCATTGCTAATCGGCTCTGCTGTTCCAAACGATATAGATGTCTCATCTAATATGCGATATTCTTTTTCGTTGCTGTCATACAACATCAGCGATCCATCTTTCCTGTTTAAGCCAATCCATCCTAGCGTTGTTCCACTTCCACTAAATTTTATGTATGATGCATTTCCAACTCCATTAAGGTCTAACGCAGTAGTTATTCCTGCGGTTATTCGTAACGATTTTTCAAAAACTTCCAACCTAGCGCTAAAATCAGTATTATCTGCGTTCCACTCATGGAAATCCAAATATTTTCCAATCTCCATCACACCAGTCTGGTCAATCCATGGAATTGCGTTCGAAATATTCTTTGAGACATCAACTATTTCCATTCCGCTCAATTTTTTTGAGTTTCGGGAATTCTCAACTGTCGTTATTAAATTTTCAAAGTTTCCAACATGCAATATTGCGTTATTGGTTGAGCCGTCGTTGATGTATACATCTTTTTCGCTATTTGACACGCCAGGGAATAACACTATATCATTCGCTGATGTAAGACTTAAGTGTTGTGAACCAGTTAAACGTAAATAGCCTTTTGTTGTTATAGCCATATCTTCATCACCAATGCTTATCATTGCTTTTTGCAGATATAGTTCACCAGATTTCATTCTTGTACCGATCATAACACTTTCTGACGTTGCACTAATTATAAATTCCTCTGTATCTGACGTTGGACTAATTACCTTAAAGGTCTTATTAAAAAATGCATCTAGTCCAGTAATAGTGCCTGTGGTGATACTGGCAGCATCTAAATTGATGATAGAGACCTCTGAGGCATCTATAACGCCTGCTGTTATTTTATCAGCAGACATATCCTTAATTTTCGCATTGGTAATTTGCGCATCACCAATCATTACACTTGTTATCCACCCCTGCTGAATATTCGCTTTATCAAGTCTGGCAAATAATATATTTGCATCATTTACCGTGATTGAGCTTGCCTGCAAGTTGGTGATCTTTGCATCTACAGCGTTTAATTGATTGAGTGTGGCTTTTTTTGCCGTAATTTCTTGAAGGCTAAGAATGTCATCTTTAACTCGTTGCAATGCTATTTCAGATGGACTTTTCACCTCTTTTTCTTCAAAGCCATAAGATGCCACTTCCGACAGCAAGCCACCATCAAATGTAATGGTGTGCTGCATCACTGGAACATTTATAAGATTATTTTTGGCATCAACTATTGTAACGATATCACCTACGTCAAGCCTCGGATCTCCCATAAACGAAAATGACACTGGATAATAGCTCATATCCTTTATTTTTTCAAGGATTTTATTGAGCCATTCCTGTGTCATTACTGGATTACTTAAATTTGTATTTATTTTTATTCCTGATTCATAATGATTATTCTCTGTATCACAGCTGATGCCTGAGATTTGGCACATCGTTTCTGATTGTAGCAGATCATCAAAATATCTATTGGTCTTAATCAGATACGTGTGTGATTCTTTTAAAAATTCGATTGTATTATAGATGAACGATAGGTTCTGGTCTTTTAAATAGCTACCTGCTGTATCGCCTATTTTTCCTGGATAGTCAGCCATTAACGCTTCATACCATCTAAACGTTACTTTTCCGTTTCTATCACATATAGCAAATGTACCATGGAGTTGTGCGATGTATCCAACCACCTGCTGCATTGTGAAGCCGTCAAATGGTTCTTTGTATGTTTTCTCTCCCGACTGGTCGTTAACCGTCAATATTTTATCTATCATCAGGCTATCAGATAATTTACTTGTGTCAAACTCGACACCTGTCTGCTCACTTATATCAGTCAAAAATTCTTTGCTTTCTGCTGGATACTTTGTAATTTTGCTTTTATATGCTTTAGCTAGCTTTGACTCTAGCCTGTCATATGCTGTAAAAGTAAGCAGATTTCGGTCTTTTTTTTGCTCTTTTATCGTAAAATATCCCATCGGTATCCACTCTATAGCGCCATCAGCTATTGCTCCAATTTCCAATTTTACTTCCGTACCTTTTACAAATTCTTGCGATTTTGTAAACATAGATACTTCTATTTTGGAAGCTGTAGCTCCACCCACATAAAAATAGCTATCAGGGGTTGAAAAATTTGTTTGCACTATCTCTTGGATTCCATCTGATATTCCGTTTAGTCTTGCGCGGAACGTTCTTCCACTGCCTGATATAACTTTATCTAATCCTTCTGATACCTGATACATAGCGTTTCCCTCCTCCAAGGGTTTTTTCGTATAATCGAGTAGGAGGGGATTTGTTAAATCCCCGACCTCTCACACCACCGTGCGTACCGTTCGGTACACGGCGGTTCAATCAACTTAAC